CGTCGCGGCGACGGGCGGCGGCAACGTCGTCCCCCCGGGCACCTCGACCTCTGGCGGCAAGGCCATCGACCTGAACGGCGGGGCGGTCAACCTCCTCTCCGGCGGCGGCGGCCCGAACATCAAGGGGCTGATCAGCTGACATGGCAGGACCGCGACAAGCCAACCCGATCGACCTCAACATGCAGCCCGGGCTCTTCATGCAGAGCACCGTGCGGCTCGCGCTCGGTCGCTACACGGACGGCGACAACGTGCGCTGGTACCGAGGCCTGCCGCAGAAGATGGCTGGCTACCGCGAGATCGCGCTGGTCGATACCAACGGCAACCGCGTCTTCCCGATAGGCCACGCGCGCTCGTACAAGCAGTGGGACTCGCTCGACGGGCAGAACTGGATAGCCTTCGGGACCGAGTTCAAGCTCTACCTGATCAACAACGGCACGCTCTACGACATCACGCCGATCAGGGCCACCACGAGCCTCGCGAACGCCTTCACGACCGTGGCAGGGTCCATGATCGCCACTGTCAGCGACCCCGAGAATGGAGCTCAGGCGGGTGACTTCGTCACCTACTCTGGCGTGTCGGCCGTCGGCAACCAGAACTTCAACCAGGAGTTCCAGGTGCTCCAGGTCATCGACCTCGACACCTACCAGATCCAGCTGCCCTATCCCGCGAGCCTCAGCACCACCGGGGGCGCCGCGGGCGTCGCGAATTACAACCTCTCTAGCGGCCTCACCTCCGACGGCACGCTCACCGGGTACGGGACGGGCACCTACGGCGCTGGCACCTACGGCACGCCGCGCGCGGGCTCGACCTACGGCGGCACGGCGCGCATCTGGTCGCTCGATAACTGGGGCGAGGACCTCCTGGCGTCCCCGAACGGCGAGGCGCTCTACTGGTGGCAGCGCCAGGCGGGCCCGGACTCGCGCGCGCTGATCCGCCCCAACGCGCCGGCGAACATCGAGCACATGCTGGTAGGGCCGGACGATCGGCACGTCCTGGCGCTTGGCACCAACCTCGACAACGCCACGGCCACCGACATCACGGGCCAGCAGGACCGGATGTTCGTGCGCTGGTGTGAGGGCGACGACTTCGATACCTGGCTCGAGACGCAGAGCAACGACGCTGGCTCCAAGCGCCTCGACAGCGGCTCGAGGATCGTGACGTCGTGCAAGACCCGCACCTCCATCCTGATCTTCTCGGACGAGGGCCTCTACACGGTTTCGCTGGTGGGAGGCGTGGACGTCTACCAGATCACCCCGCTCGGGGGGAACTTCCGCATCATCTCACCGGGCGCGGCCGCGGACGTGGGCGGCGTCGTCTACTTCATGGGGCAGAACAGCTTCTACTACTTCGACGGCACGATCCACGACCTGCCGTGCGACGTGGCGGACTACGTCTTCGGGTCCTCCGGCACCCCGGGCCTCAACCGCCAGATGGCGAGCAAGATCACCTGCCAGGTGCGGCAGGACTTCACCGAGGTGCGGTGGAACTTCCCCTCGGTCAACTCGGACGAGAACGACTCCTGCGTCATCTACAACTGGACCCAGAATTGCTGGTACGTGTCCTCGATCGAGCGCGAGTGCGGCGGGGACACCAACGTGTTCTACGGCGCGCCCATCGGCATCAACGACCAGGGCGTCTTCGTGGATGAGACGGGCATGGACCGCGACCTCGAGGAGCCGCTCTTGAGCTACCTCCAGACCTGGGAGGGCGAGTTCGCGATGACCATGCGGCACGACGTACCGCAGAACCAGACCCTGTGGGCGAACGCTTCCGGCTCGGTGCTGATGCTGCTGCACACCCTCTACCCGGACCTCAAGGAGCTCAGCAACGTATCCGGCGGCTCGCCCTACATCGTCGTGCAGTGCCAGGGCCGCGAGTGGAGCGGCGACGAGCTCGAGTACGGCGACCGCCTGGTGGTCACCGCGACCACCGACCAGGTGGACCCGCAGTTCTGCCAGAAGCGGGTGTCGATCTACACCGAGAATTACAACCTCGGTGACTTCTGGCGCATGGGCGACTACCGCGGCCTGGCCACGCCCACCGGGAGGCGCAGCTGATGGCGCGCGCGCAGACCCGGCAGACCCTCGCTCTGAGCGTCCCACAGTTCACGGACGAGCCGACGGCGCGCCTCGCCGCGGTCGTGCAGGCCCTCCTCGAGGAGGCCCGGCGCGTCCAGCAGCTGCTCGCCGGCGGCACAGCCGGACAGGTGCTCGTCAAGGCCGACTCCGGGGACTACGACGGCGGCTGGTCCACCGGAGGCACCGGGCCAGAAGGACCGGCAGGGCCTCCTGGGGACCCAGGACCCCGTGGAGACCCGGGCCCGACCGGGGACACCGGCGCCCCAGGGGACGCTGGCGCTGAAGGCCCAGCAGGGCCTCCTGGGCCTACCAGCCCGACCTGGGGCAGGGTCTTCGCCATGATGGGGGCCTAGGTGACAGACGTCTTCGGAGTGCTGGCTCAGAACCTGCCAGCGGCTGGGACGCTGGCGAACCTCTACACCGTGCCGCCGGTTGACCAAGGGGTATCGGTTTCCAGCGTCGTGTTCTGCAACCAGTCGAAGACCCAGCAGGCCCAAGTGCGCCTCAGCGTTGCGATCACCGGAAGCCCAGACGACCCATCGCAGTACCTGTTCTACGACCTGGTCCTGCAGCCGCGCGAGACGCGCGCGTGCGTTATCGGCATCACCCTCGGGACCAGCGACGTCGTGCGGGCGCAGTCCGACACGGGCCAGGTGTCCTTCAGCCTCTTCGGTGTGCAGATACAGGCATGAGCCTCGACACCACCAACCCGCCGTTGCCACCGAATGCCGCCGAGGAGTCTGGCGGGAACCTCGATCGGCTGGTGAGGCTGCTCCAGGATCCCGTCCAGCTCGATGACGACGGTTCGCCGATCGTAGCCATCTCTCCCGCCTCGCTGGACGTCCTCGAGACGGTTCTGAGGCAGCTGATCGCCGCGACGCTCGGGCCGTCCGGCTCGCCTGGCGCGCCGCTCAACGTTGCGGTCGGAGCGGCTTCCGTGCAGGCGCTGGGCGCGAACCCGGGGCGAAAGGGGCTCACCATCGCCAACGTGTCCCAGGGGGGTCAACGAATCGCCCTGGCGCTCGCCGGCGGTACCGCAGTCCTCGACGCCGGCATGGTGCTCTGGCCTCAGACCTGGTGGTGGATGGACCGCTACAGCTTCACCACGGGCGCCGTGTGGGCGATCGCCAGCGCCGCAGGCGGCGCGCTCGCCATCCAGGAGTTCAGCTGATGGGCTTCGGTGGCAGCCCTCCAAGCGGCGGCGGCCCGAGCGGGCCTGAGCTCGGGAGCTCGATCAACTACGTCGCCGCGGCGGGCGCAATCCACGACATCAACCCCGCGGGATTCGGCGCCGGCGTGGGCGCGATCATCGTCACCAACGGCGGAGGGGCGACAAGCTGCTCAGGCCTGGCGGCCGGCTCCGAGGGCCAGACCGTGCGCGTGACGTACGCGGACACGGGCAGCTTCACGCTTCAGAGCCTCAACGGTGGGAGCGCGGCCGCCAACCGGTTCGAGGGGTTCGCAGACCAGACGCTGCTCAAGGGGATGAGCGTGCTGCTCCAGTACCGCGGGGCGCTCAACGGTGGCAACGGCGCATGGGGAATGGCATGACACGCAGGCTCCTGGTTGCACTCGTCGCACTCGCGCTCGCCGCGCCGGCGCATGCCCAGCTCTACAACCTCTTCGGGCCATCCAACGGGATCCTGAAGGGGAGCACCACGACGCCGCAGACCTCAGCGGCTAGCGCCACGGACGTCGTGAACCTCTTCTGCCTGGTAGGCAGCGGCACCAAGTACCTCGGGGACGATGGGCTCTGTCACACCGCTGGCGGCACGGGGACGGTGACGACCACCGGGTCTCCCGCCAGCGGCAACCTCGTCGAGTTCTCGGGCGCCACGTCGATCACCAACGGCGACCTGAGCGGGGACTGCACCACGAGTGGCACGCTTGCGATCACGTGCACCAAGACGGGCGGCGTGGCCTTCGCGGCCTCCGCCACGACCAATACGACGAACGCGGCGAATATCTCCTCGGGGACGCTCCCCGCGGGGCGCATGCCTGCGCTGACGGGTGATTGCACGACCACCGCCGGCGCCGTCGCGACGACCTGCCTGAAGACCAACGGGGTTGCCTTTGCCGCGAGCGCGACCACCGACACCACCAATGCCTCGAATATCTCGAGCGGGACGCTCGGGAGCGGGCGCCTTCCCAATCCAACCGCATCAACCTTGGGAGGCGTTGAGTCGATCACGGCGGTCTCGCATGAGTTCCTGACGTCGATCAGCACGTCGGGGGTGCCGGCCCAGGCTCAGCCGGCCGCGGGAGATGTCTCGGGGTTGGCGGCGTCGGCCACCACTGATACGACGAATGCCTCGAACATCACGAGCGGCACCCTCGGTGCTGGCCGGATGCCTCTGGGGATCACGGCCACTCCCTCGAGCGGGCAAATCCTGGTCGGAAACTCCGGGGGTACGGCCTACGCCGCCAATTCCCTCGGCGGTGACTGCACGCTGAGCTCCTCCGGCAGCATCACGTGCACCAAGACTAACGGCACATCGTTCGCGGCGTCCGCTACCAGCGATACCACGAATGCCGGAAACATCACGTCTGGCACTCTCGCGGCGTCCCGCGGAGGTACCGGCGAGGCTGGCACGATCACCGGGATCCTGAAGGGCAACGGCACGTCCGCCGTTACCGCGGCCGCGGCGTCCGACGTGACGGGCCTGTTCACCGGCTGCTCAGGCACGCAGTACCTTGGGGCGGACGGGGCATGCCACACGGCAGGCGGCACCGTGACGACCACCGGGTCCCCCGCGAGCGGGAACCTGGCTGAGTTCTCTGGGGCCACGAGTATCACGAACGGCAACCTCAGCGGGGACTGCACGACCTCTGGGACCCTGGCGATCACCTGCACCAAGACCAGCGGAGTCGCGTTCGCAGCCTCTGCGACCACCGACACGACCAATGCGTCGAACATCGCCAGCGGGACCCTCGGGGCCGGGAGGATGCCGCTCGGGATCACCGCGACTCCGTCCGCCGGGCAGATTCTGGTCGGTAACTCTGGGGGCACCGCCTACGCCGCGAACACAGTGGGCGGTGACTGCACGCTCTCCTCGGCGGCGAGCCTAACCTGCACCAAGACCAACGGGACCGCTTTCGGCACGTTCGCCACGCAGAACTACGCCACGCCACCGGCGATCGGTGGGACGACGCCCAACACCGGGGCGTTCACTACGCTCACGGTCACGCCGCCCGCGAACACCTACGGCGAGACCCTCACCGGCTCATCGACCTCGGGGCAGTCGTTCGGCGAGCTCATAAAAGCCGGCACCAACAGCAGCGACGTTGCCGTCGAGGTAAACAATCAGGCCAACACGGAGACCTTCCTGCAGATCAACGGGGATGGCTCCGGCACGATTGGAAATGGCGCGTCGGCTGGGGCGCCTACGATCCAATTTTTAAGCAACGGGCGAGTCCTCGTCAGCCAATTCACAGCGAACGATGGCCTCACCGTTAGCGCCACCTCCGGATCCTATGTACCGGAGGAAATCCTTGGCAGCGTGAATACCGGCGGAAGCTACGGTCTTGCGATTGTCGCCGGCACCAACAGCAGCGACTACCCGCTGAACATCACCAGCCGCGGCGGCACGCAGTATTTCGAGATATTCGGCGACGGCGGCACCGTCCTCGGGTCAGCCACCGGGGGCGACAAGGGCGTTGGGACGAGCAACGCCGTGGGCGTCTATGTGAACGGAGTCGCGGTCGCCCTGAGCGGGCAGAGCGCCTTCCGCACCACGGCCTACACCAACGCGACGACCAGCTATACCTCGGTCCTCGCGCTGCCGTCCGCCGCGGCGTCCACGACGCTGAGGGGACAGTGCGACGTCATCTGGGAGGACAGCAGCACCTCAGGGACGCCGACCTTCGCGATGCAGCTGAGCGCGACGCCCACCGACTTGTGGGTCATCGCCAACTACCAGAACGGCGCCTACGTGGTGCCGACTTACACCACGATCGCCAACACCACTCAGACCGCCATCACTGGCGCGCTGGTGACCACGACCGCGACGACCAACTACCTCGTCCACATCTCGTTCACGCTGCAGAACTCGACCACCGCAAACACCCTCACCCTCTACGCGAAGTCGGACGCGACGAGCCACACGGTAACCGTCCAGCCCGGAACCTCCTGTGGGTGGCTGCCGTGAATCGGGTACATTAGGCGCACCCAAAGGAGACCACCGTGTCAATCGTCCAGGTCCAACTCGCCAACGGCCTCCCGCGCGCGCGGTCCCAGGGGCAGCAGAACCTCCTCGGCGAACGACTGGGCGAGCTCCCGGTCTCAGAGTGGCTGCCGCGCCTCTACGCGATGGGCTGGTCGGGGGCCATCTTCTCGGCTGCCAACCAGGCGGCACAGGCCGTGTCCGTCGCGCTCGCCGCGGCCTACACCGGAATCGGCATCTACAACCCGCCGAACTCAGGCGTGAACCTGGTGCCCCTCAAGGTGAAATTCGCCCTCTCGCTCGCGCCCGCCGCGATCGCGCCGATCGGGCTCATCGCATCGTGGGGATCCGCAGGAGCAGCCTCGGGGCTCACCAAGCTCACCACGCAGAGCGGCATCATCGGCAACCAGGCGGCCGGCGCCGGCATCCCGGTATCAGGGGCGGCGCTCGCGCCGAACCCCACGTGGGTCGAGATGCTCGAGGACGGCTTCACCGCCGCGGCTCTCCCTGGACCGCGCGGGCCCTACTACATGGACGGTCACCTCTGCGTCGCGCCCGGAGGTTTCCTCGGGGTCGGCGCGCTCACGGCGGTGACCGGACTCGGATCAATCTTCTGGGCGGAGCTACCGATTTGAAGACCAAGGCGCAGGTGAGGCCCGCGACGGCCATGGACTCCGTCAACATCGTGCGGCTGCTCAAGACTCAGTTCGCCGAGTCAGCGGCTCGGCTCGTCGCACCGTTCGACGACCAGCGGGTGCTCGAGTACGTCACGCTCACCCTGGCGAACTGCTTCGCCATCGTGGTCGAGTCGAGCGGCCGCCTGCTCGGCAGCGCTGCCATGGCGCCGGTCAGGCTCCCCTGGTGCGGCGTCGTGGTGATGGGCGAGGCCTGGTTCGCCGTGGTGCCCGCCTACCGGGACAAGGGCGTGCCGGATCAGCTGCTGAGCGCGATCGCCGCCTTCCTCGATGCGCAGGGCCTGCCGGCCATCCACGGCACCAACCTCCTGGCGCCTGAGGGCTTCGACGACCTGCTCTCGAGCCGCAAGGACCTGGTCATCGGCCGCACGAGCTACGTGCGGGTCGCTGCGCGCAAGGAGGCCGCCGCTTGATCGAGTTCATGGTGCTGGCCATGCCGCGCTCAGGCACCGGCTGGTGCGCCAACTGGCTCACCACCGACCGTACCTTGTGCCTGCACGACCCGCTATGGAAGCACCATTACAGCGAGCTCGACAACGTGCGCAGCCCCGGCCGGCGCCTCGGCGTGTCCTGCACCGGGCTCGCGATGTTCCCCGACTTCCTGGCCTCGCACCGCGCGCGCAAGGTCATCCTGCACAGGCCGATCGCCGAGGTGAACGAGTCCGGGAGGGCCCTGGGGCTCGACCCGATCCCCACCCACTGGGACTCGCTCCTCGACAGCATCACGGGCTTCCACGCCAGCTGGACCGACGTGTTCAAGCCCGAGACGGCGCGGCCCATCTACGAGTTCCTGCTCCAGCGGTCCTTCGACGAGCAGCGCCACGCCATGCTGACCGGGCTCAACGTGCAGATCGCCTTCGAGCGCGTGAAGCCTGACCCGCGCGTCGCGCGCCGGTTCTTCGAGGAGTTCCGGCGGGCAGGGGAGCGGCTGCAGTGAAGTACCTGCGCCCCCTCATCCCGGCACTCGAGGTCGAGCCGATCCTCCAGGACCTCGAGGATGCCCCGCACGTGTGGAACGTACACAACCTGCGTACCACGACTTACGGCGGGGAGCACAGCCAGGTGTCCGACGTCTGGGTGCGCTACCGGCCGCACCAGGACCTGCTCGAGCTCCAGCAGATCGACCCGGGCCACGCGGTGCAGCGCTTCGTGGGCGAGCCGCACGACAGCGTCTGGTATCCGCAGTCCGACCACCTGCCGCGCCTCAAGGAGCTCGTCTTCGAGCTCATGCGCCACTTCGAGGTCGAGCGCCTGGGCGGGATCCTGATCACGCGCGTCCCGCCGGGCGGTGAGGTGAAGCCGCACGTCGATGGCGGCTGGCACGCCGGCTACTACGAGAAGCTCGCGGTGCAGCTCAAGAGCGCGCCCGAGCAGGCCTTCTGTTTCGAGGATGGGGAGTTCGCCTGTCCTCCTGGTACCGTGTACACGTTCGACAACTCCAAGAAGCACTGGGTCTACAACCGAAGCGATGAGGAGCGGATGACGCTCTTCATCTGTGTGAAGCGAGACGCGCGGAAACCACCGCTGGTCGCTTCAGGAGGGTAGAGCCATGCCTTGGGGCGTAGCAGCGGCCGGCGTCGCGGCGGCTGGGTCTATCTATTCCGCCAACAAGAACGCCAACACGGTCAGCCAGGCCTCGCAGCAGAGCCCTGCGGTCCAGAACGCCACCGACCAGGCGCTCACCCAGGGCGAGGCGATCGCCAACCAGCCGTTCACGCCCTACACGGGCCAGGTGGTCGCGCCCCTCACTGCCAACCAGCAGATGGCGTCCGGGCTCGCGCAGACCGGCGGCACGCAGGCCCAGAGCTACCTCACCTCCGCTGGGCAGGAGCTCTCGGGCATCAAGCAGTACAACGACGCGGACCTCAAGTCCTACATGGACCCCTACGTCTCGAGCGTGCTCACCCCGCAGCTCAACGAGGCGAACATCCAGTACCAGCAGGCGAACGCGGCGCTGCTCAACAGCAAGGCGGGCGCCTTCGGTGGAGACCGCTCGGCGCTCACGGCCGGCCAGAACACCTACAACTACCAGCAGACGACCGCGGCTGATATCGGCAACGCCTACTCGAACGCCTACACCAACGCCCAGACGGCCTTCTTCAATGACCAGAACAAGCAGATCCAGACCGCCAACGCGCTCGCGAACGTGGGCGGGGACGTCAGCAAGCTCAACACCCAGCAGATCCAGGACCTCATGGCGACCGGGGGCCTGCAGCAGGCGGTGCAGCAGGGCCAGCTCGACTTCAACCTCCAGCAGTTCCTGACCGCGCGCGGCTGGTCCACGCAGCAGCTGCAGCCGCTCCTCAACTCGATCGCGGCCGCAAAGGGCGTGGCGCAGACCTCGACGACCACCGGGCCGCAGTCGGGCATCGCGGGCGAGGCCATCGGCGCCGCGGCGACCATCGCCGGCGCCTACTTCACCGGCGGGCAGTCGATCAACCCGGCTGCGAATGCGCAGGCGATCAACAACGAGGACTACACGGGGCAGGCGACCTCCTACCTCGACCAGCAGAACATCGGCAGCGACTTCAACTACAGCGCGCTGCCCACGGGTTAGCAGGAGACCACCATGGCATTCGGTGCAGCACCGTCCCAAGGAGCGCCCAGCTCGTCCCCGATGGACGACTACATGCGCACCTACGGCGAGCGGCTCCAGTCCATGCTCGCCGGGGAGGCAGGAGGCGGCGCGCTCGGCGGCGGGGCGCCGGTCGTCGCGAGCGGCTTCACGGACAACGGGCAGATTCCGCCAGACCAGGGGCTCGGGCCCGACCTCTACCGCAACCTCGGCGTCCCCTCGACCGCTGGCGGCGGTGGACCGTCGGCACCCCAGGGAGGCGCTCCTCCGCCTCCGCAGGGCCAGCAGAGCGCCCCGGGCGCGGCTCCTGGGGGTGACCAGGGCGGCGGCGCTGGCGGCAAGGGCGTCAGCTTCAGGGACATCTGGAACGCCCAGGACAAGTCCACGCGGCAGCAGTACCTCGACAAGCTCCAGGACAACCTCAAGGCCGCCAACCAGTCGATCGACGGCGCCTACAAGCAGATGATGGACCAGCTCGGCGGCCGTCCGGATCCCAGCCTCTCCAAGCAGGAGAAGGGCATGCTCCTCATGGAGTTCGGGATGCGCATGATGCAGCACTCCTCCGGCCGCTACGGCTACGGCCAGGACACTGGCGCAGCGCTCGGCGCCGCGGGCGTCGAGACGCTGGGGAGCATGCGCAACCTCCAGCTCCAGAAGCTCTCGAGGCAGCAGCGCTACGACCAGATGCAGCAGCAGCTCGCGATCGCCCAGGGGCGCGAGAAGACGAACCTCGCCGCGCGGTCCGCCCTCGAGACTGGGCGCGACATCCGCGCCTTCGGCCAGCAGGACACCATGCTCGCGCGCGAGGGCATGCGGCAGGAGGGCGCCGGCGAGCGCCAGGAGTCGCGCAACAGCGCGGCCGACCGGCGCTCCCAGCTCGCCCAGCAGGGCATCGTCAGGACGTTCGTAGACGACTCAGGCTCGGAGATCGGCGTTACCCGCAGCGGGAGGACCGTCAACCTGGGGAAAGCCGCGCCCGGCTCGAGCGGGATGGGCGGGAAGGGCGGCAAGGGCTTCGCCTCGGAGGCGAACTACCGCATGTACATGGACACGTACGGGAAGGACGAGAACGGGCAGCCGCTCGAGGGACCCGCGCTCGAGCAGGTCAAGAAGGACGCGCTCACCTACGCCTCGAACCCGCACGCCTTCACCCTCACCGACGCCCAGAAGCGCCAGATGGCGGAGAGGTCGGCCGACAACTACATCCGCTCGAACCAGCTCTCCTTCGCCGGGATGAACGACGAGGAGATCGCTGCCAAGCGCACCCAGTTCGCCGAGGAGACCTACCAGCGCCTGAAGCGCAACGGCACCGCTGCGCCCAACGCGGGCGCGAACGTGCCGCCGCGGCCGGGCAGCGGGCTTGCGTCCCCCGGTGGCGCCCCAGCGAAGCCCGCCGGCAGGCCTGCGACCACTCCACCGCCCGGGTCGCCCACGCCCAACCAGAAGCAGATGCACGCGCTCAAGAGCGACCCCGCGCGCATCGCGCCGTTTTTCGTCAAGAAGTTCGGCTGGCTGCCGCCTGAGTACCACAAGTACCTGAACCAGACGGGGATCCAGCCGCAGAGCGCCCTGCACTGAGGCTCCGTGGCCGACGACACCAACCCACTCGACCAGCTGGACGAGCAGCCGCAGGCTGAAGCGAACCCGCTGGACGCCCTCGATGAGTCGCCAGGGCCCATGCCGGCGACCGCGGCGGCGGTCGACCAGGTGCCGGACCAGACCATCCCCGAGGTCACGGTCACGGGCCACAGGCCTGCTGCGTCGTGGTCCGACGTCCTGGGGTCGGTTCTCCCGACCATCGGCGCGCGCATCGAGTCGAAGCTGGCGGGCCTGCAGGAGTTCAAGGGCAAGAGCGAGTACGCGGACGCCCGGAAGACCTTCTGGCAGTCGATGATCCTCCCAGGAGCCGTGCGCGAGGCCAAGGACGCCGGTATCGCGCTCACCGACCACCCGGACGTCGTGGACAACGCCAAGCGCCTCGGGATCCGCCCAGACGTATTCGCGCGGGACTGGCCCGAGTACGTGAACATGAAGCCGGACGACCTGGCGGCGCTCCAGAAGGAGCAGGTCGAGAAGATGCGCGAGGGCCAGGAGCAGGCCCAGACCGGCGGAGGCCGTCGGAAACTGGCCGCCCAGGTGAGCGCCGACGTCAGGCCCGCCATGGGCGGCGACTGGACGCCCAAGTCGATCGTCTTCGACTCCCTCACCGGGGTGCCGGACCTCCTGGTGGGCACCGCTGGCACGGTCGCCGGCGGCCCCGTGGTAGGCCTCGCGGCCATGGGATCGAGCATCGCCCCGGAGGAGTGGTCGGCCGCCAAGAACGCCGGCGCCGACGACCGCACCGCGGCGACCTACGCCACGCTCTCCAGCCTCGCCCAGGCGGCCCCCGAGATCCCCGTGCTCAAGATCATCGAGGGCGGCAGCACGGGCCGCAGCGTGCTCAGGAAGCTCGTAGGCGACACCGTGGCGCAGTCCGCGGTCGGCAAGGTGGCTGGCACTGCGGCCACCCAGGGCGTGTCCCAGGCGCTCATCCAGAGCCTCCAGGAGGGCGTCGACGCTGGGATTCTGGACGAGCAGACCAGCCTCAAGGACGCCCTTTCCAGAATCGGCCGCGCCGGGCTGATCGGGACGGCCATGGGCGTGCCGCTTGGCGGCGTGCACGCGGTGACCGGGCGCGAGCCGCGCGCGCCGGGGGAGCCCAAGCCCACGGTCCTGAATGAGCCAGGGACCACCGAGCAGCCGGAGCCGCGGGCTGGGGCAAATATCCAACCCGCGGCGACGCAACCCACTGAATCTGCTAAGGCAGCCCCGGCTGATACCCAAGAAAAGACGCGAGCAGCACTAGAGGCTCTCCAGGACAAGACCATCTCGCCTGCGCAGATGGAGCACCTCGAGGACCAGGGTCTCGCGCGCCGCAATGACCTCGGGGAGCCGATGATTCTCCCGGCCGGCCGGCGGGCGCTAGTCGCTTTCCAGAACCAGCCACAGGGAGAGCCAGGTAGCGCCAGGGAGACGCAGGCAGAGGAAAAGACCCCCGTAAAAAACCCCGTTTCGACGGGGGATGAATTGCTCGACCGCATCGGGAACGACGAGGGCCTTCGGGCCGAGCTCGAGCGCATGAAGGGCGAGACCGGCTGGGCCGAGGTCGGCGGCCGCATTATCCGGACCCCCGGGTCGGACGAGAGCAAGCCCGACACCATCACGCGCACCAAGTGGATCCCGAATGCGGAGTGGTGGCCCGGTCGGCCGAAGGGCCTCACCGAGGACCAGGTGCACCTGGCGGTCGACAAGGCGCTGAACGGCGAGGAGCTCGGCAAGCGCGAGCGCTCCATGATCGAGCATATGGTCGGCGCGGCGGACGACAGGGTCGCCGCCGGCAACGAGGACTTCACCAGGCACCTCGAGGAGGCGCGCGCCGACACGGAGTCCAACCCCACCGAGGCGCAGAAGAAGGCGGGTAATTATGCGAAAGGTGAGGTCCAGTTCGCTCCGGGCCTGACCTTCACCATGGAGAATCCCAAGGGCTCGACGCGGTCGGGCACAGGCCCCGAGGGCCCCTGGGAGAGAACCATGCAGCACGACTACGGCTACCTGAACCGCTCCACCGGCGCGGACGGCGACCACGTGGACGCCTTCCTGACTGGCAAGCCCGACACCGGCAAGGCCTTCGTGGTCAACCAGGTGGACCCGCAGACCGGACGCTTTGACGAGACAAAGTCAGTACTGGGCGCGCGCACCGCAGCGGAGGCGCGCGAGACGTATCTAGCAAACTACCCGCGGGGTTGGAAAGGACTCGGCTCGGTGGCACAGTTGAGCACCGATGCCTACCGTGACTGGCTCCGCTCAGGCGACCACTCCAAGCCGCTCGTACCCGGAGCGCCAGGAGCGCCACGGGAAACGGTACTGGCCGGAGTACCAGCTCTGGCTGCAGATGAAGGGACGCTGTCTCAACCCGAGAAACAGGCGCTACAGCGACTACGGCGGGAGGGGAATCAGAATCTGCCCGAGGTGGCTGACCAGCTTCAACGCATTCATCAGCGACTTGGGCCGGAGGCCTTCGCCGCAAATGAGTCTGGAGCGGAAGGACAACAACGGGCACTACGAGCCGGGCAACGTGGTGTGGCTGCCGAAGCGGGACCAATCTCGGAACAGGCGGAACTGCCCGCCGGTGGAGCACATGGGCAGGAAACAGCTGGCCGTAGATTGGGACCGGGAGCTCGGGCTGAAGAGGGGCACGGTCTCGAGGTGGCGCCGGGCGGGGAAGAGCGTCGCGGAGCTGCTCGCCGCGAGGACGTAGAGCGCCGCAAAGCCGTCGCCGCGATGTCCCCTGAGGAGATGCGGCAGACCCTCCTCACCCACGAGCTCACAGGCCTGCCAAACCGGCGCGCGTACGATGAGGCGCCGAAGCTCTCCCACCAGGTGGCCGTGGACGTGGACTCCCTCAAGTGGGTCAACGATACGATGGGCCACGAGCACGGGGACGAGCTGCTCAAGACCGTCGCCGCGGCGCTGAAGGAGCAGACCGGCCACGCCTTCCACATCTCGGGGGACGAGTTCGTGGTGCAGGCCCGGAGCGAGCAGGAGGCCCACGACGTCATGCGCGAGGTGGCCGATGCCCTGGGCGGCTCCCGCATCGAGGCCACCCACCCGGACGGCCGAACCGTCGAGCTCGCTGGACTCGGACTCAGTTATGGCGTAGGAAGAAGCCTCCGTGAAGCCGACCGCAACCTCAGCGTCCACAAAGCCGATCGCGAAGCCCGCGGTGAGCGTGCTGCCCGGGGGGAGAAGCCTCCAGGAGCGCTTGAGCGCGCGGGGCGTGGGCAAAGGCTGGAAGCTGAAAGTGCGGTTGCCGAGCCGCGCGTAGAGACCGACCGTGTCCGAGAAGACCAAGCCACCTACACCGCCGCCCAGCCGGTACCCGCAGAAGGAGGAAATCTTTCTGTTGGGGAACGTGCCCGCGGCTCTCGGGACGTACAGTCCGGCGCCAACCTACAGCTCTTTACGTCGGACCAGGCCCCAGCTGCGTCTCGTTCGATCACCGGAACGCGAGTCGGACTAGCCGAGACCGGGCGGTTCTCGTCCGGCATCAAGCAGGTGAAGCGATGGCAGGACGCCGCGCACATCTTCGCCCCGCTGCGTAAGTCCCCCCAGGAGCACATCATGGCCCTGGTAGTGGACGCCAAGGGCCGGCCACTCGCGGTGCTGCGCCACCAGATCGGGAACCAGACCGGCGCCGGCGTGGTGCCGCACATCCTCATCGGCGCGATCGGCAAGGTCGAGGGCGCGGCGGGCGTCTGGTTCGGACACAACCACCCGTCTGGGGTCACTGAGCAGAGCGGGGCCGACGAGAGCATCACCAACCAGCTGCACGATTACATGCGCGGCAGCGGCATCGACCCGCTCGGTATGGTCGTGGTCACCCCCGGTGGCATGAAGGCGTCGTTCTACCACCCGGCAATCCACGGCGGCGGTGGCTCCGAGGAGGGCCGCACGACCGCGGCGGCGCGCGGCAAGCGCACATCCGTGCCTGTCATGGAGCGCCGGTTCACCCGGATCCCGTCCGGGGAGCGTGCCGTGCTCGACTCACCCGACAAGGCCAAGGAAGCGGTCGAGAAGTCAGGGCTCAAGTCGGGGGTAATGTTCCTCGACAACCGCCACAAGCTCGTCGCGACGCTGCCGATGGACCCCAAGGAAATGGGCCCGCTGCGCACCGGCGACACGCGGTCCGGGATCATGCACGTGCTCCGCGCCGCAGAGGACGCCAACGCGACCTCAGCCATCACGTTCGGCGCCGAGAAGGACAGCGCCATCATCTCGAACCTCGGCAACATGCTGAACCAGACGGGGCTGCGCCTCCTCGACACGATGCTCAAGGGGAAGGACGGGGCGTTTTTCTCGCTGGGGAGTGGCCTGGTGTCGGACCGCAACTTCTACGCCATGCGCGAGTCGCCAGCCGGGCCGTTCGAGTTGCCCGCGGAGCACCGCGCCTCGATCGAGCAGGCCGTGCGCGCCTCCATCCGGGACTCAGGGATGCGCGCCGCGCCCGACTTCCCGCACGTCGAGGTGCACGCGGACTACACCACGCTGCCGCGCGACCTGCGCAACCAGGTCATACAGGACCGCGCCGAGCGCACCGCCGGCGCCGTCTACGACCCGGAGACCGGCCATATCCACATGATCGCCGAGAACCTCGGCGGCCCGCGGGAGGCCACGGAGACGCTCTGGCACGAGGCCGTGGGGCACCACGGGCTCAGGCTGATCATGGACGCCGACCGGTACGCGGACGTCATGGACGGCGTCTGGAACGCGATGCCGGACCGGGTGCGGCAGACGGCCGACAGGAATGGGCTAGATGTCGGTCAACTAGCACAGCGCCGGCTCGCCGCGGAAGAGGTCATCGCCTACGCCGCCGGGCGGCATCTCGCGGGCGCGACAATCGACAAGCAGGTACGGCCCTTCTGGCAGCGCGCGCTCACCGCGGTCAAGGCCTTCGTGGCGCGGTTGACCGGCAAGCCCTTCACGGATGACGCGGCGATCGCGAGCCTCATCCAGGAGTCGAAGCGGGCACTTGAGGGAGGCGCTGGGCGTCTCAAAGCGCTAGCTGACCATGACCTGGCAATCACCTCGAGGTCCCCGCTTGATATGCGCAGCGCCGAGGAGCGCGAGCAGGCCGAGATAGCTCGCGAGCTCAAGGAGAGCGGTTACGACGTTCAGTTCGGCCCAGAGGGAGTCTCGATCGTCGAGCCCGGGGAAGACGGGTCATCCTTTGTGCACCCGGCCGCCGACCCGTCAGGCCTTCCGGAAGCGATCCAGGCACCGGTCGCACGCCTGAACGAGCTCAACGTTCAGATCAGGGAAGCCTACGGTGACCGCTGGGCCGAGCGGGCGTCACTGTCGCGGGAACTGCCGCGCTACTGGAAGAAGCCGAGCCAGCAGACCCTAGGGCTCCAGCACGGCCAGGGCCCGGGCTGGTACGAGCGCATCCGGAGCGCCGTCGAGTACCTGCACTCGAACCCCGTGACCAAGGACCTGCGGAAGCTCATCAACCCGACCAAGCTCTCGGAGGAGTCGAAGCGCACCGCAGTGATCGCGCGCGCCGCGCTCGGGAACCTCGCGCACCAGACCTTCGAGACCCAGGAGGCGCTCGAGCAATTCTCCCGCCAGATCGACCGCTTAGCTCCCGAGGAGCAGCTCGAGATGATGGACGCCATCGAGCATGGCGTGCCGCAGCCGAACGCGGACCTCCAGCCGGTGGCGGATGCGCTACGGAAGCAGCTCGACACCTGGCGGGACAAGGTCCGGGGCCTCGGCACCGGCGCGTTGGATAACTTCATCGAGAACTACTTCCCGCACTACTGGACGCAGCCGGGTCAGGCGCAGCGCATGGTGGCGACGATCATGGGACGACGGCCGCTCCGGGGACCTGCGTCCTTCCTCAAGATGCGCACGATCCCCACCATCAAGGAGGGCATGGACGCTGGCCTCACCCCGCTCACGATCAACCCGCTCGTGATGACGCTCCTCAAGGTGCGCGAGATGCAGCGCTTCGTATCGGGCGTCAAGATGATGCAGTCCTTCAAGGATGCGGGCCTCGCGCAGTTCCTCCCGGCCACCAAGCCCATGCCCGACGGCTGGGCCGAGATCAAGGACAACATCGCCAAGGTCAGGCAATGGTCGGAAGAAGAGCAGGGCTTCATCGAGCGCGGCCGCTACATCATGCCGGAGGACGCCGCGCGGTTGATCAATAACCACGTCGGCCGGTCAGTCCTCACCGAGTTCACGCCGACCCACGTGCTGCGCCTGGGCGGGAACCTGCTCAACGCCATGCAGCTCGGCTTCTCGGCCTTCCACCTCGGGTTCACCACGCTGGACGCCAGCATCTCGAAGAACGCGCTCGGCCTCGAGCAGCTCATCCGCGGCGAGGTCGGGCGCGCCGCCGCGTCCTTCGCCCAGGGCATGACGCCGGCGGGCGCGGTCCTCAACGTGCGCCGCGGCTACCAGCTGTTGAAGGCCTACGCGGACCCCTCGGGCGCGACACCGGAGATGGCCAAGATCGTGAGCGCCCTAGAGGCCGCGGGCGGCCGCGTGGCGATGGACCGCTACTACATGGCCATCAGCGGGGTGAGCCCATTCCGCGGCGTCGGGATCCGCTCCCTCGCCGGCGACGTACGCGAGGCCCTCAAGGGCCCGGAGCCGATCAAGGGCGCGGCGCGCGCGGTGGCGAACTTCCCCGCGGAGTACGCGCTCAGCGCCTACCGCGAACTCCAGGGCATGGTCCACACGATGCCGCTCCTGCAGGTCCCGTTCGAGGTGGCCGGCCGGCTGGTGCGGGCCTCGACGTCCTGGATCATGGAGCACCTGGTGCCCATGCAGAAGCTCGGGGTCTTCAGCGACATGGCGCAGGACTACCTCAGGCGCAACCCCACGGCGACCTCCGACCAGGTCGCGCGCGCGATGCAGTCGGCCTGGGACTCGGTGGACAACCGCCTGGGCGAGATGGTCTACGACAACGTCTTCTGGAATCGCACCTTCAAGGACGCGAACCACCTGGCGGTGCGCGCCGTGGGCTGGAACCTCGGCACCATCCGGGAGATTGGCGGGGCTCCGATCGACGCGCTCAAGGCCGTCGACAAGCTCGCGCGCGAGGGCAAGATCACCGCGGACGACATCGGCCACAAGATTCCGTACGTGGTCGCGATGACAATGACCACGGCGATGCTCGGGGCGACGATCAACTATATGTTCACCGGCCAGGGCCCGCAGGAGCTCAAGGACTACTTCTTCCCGCGCACCGGCGGCATGACGAGCCACGGGACGCCGCAGCGGCTCTCGCTGCCGTCCTACGTGAAGGACGTCTACGAGTACTCCCAGCGGCCGGGCACGACCATCGCCAACAAGCTGAACCCCATCTTCAGCGTGCTCTCGGACATCTGGCGCAACGAGGACTACTTCGGCAACCCCATCTCGGAGCCTGAGGCCTCGGGCCTCACCCAGTTCGGCCAGCGGGCGGCCTTCGCGGCGCGCGAAGCGACGCCGTTCTCCATCCAAGGGCGCTCGCACATTGAGGGCTCGGACACCGAGGGCGTGTCGGGTGCCATCAAGCGCACGCTACCCTTCATCGGCGTGACGCCGGCGCCCGGATACGTGACCTCGCCGGACCAGCTCGAGCGCCGCGAGCGCTACGAGGCCGAGGACAAGTACTCGCGCGAGCTCCGCTACAAGCTGAATCGCGCCATGGCGACCCACGACCAGGACGCCATCAAGTCCCTGACGGACCAGTACACCCAGTCGCGCCGGCGCGTGAAGGAGCTCCAGGTCGAGCTCCAGAAGGACAAGGCCAAGTCCGCGGCCGCGCGCCGCCAGAACGTCATCTCGATGCGCCAGCAGGGATTCCCGGCCACCGCCGGGCTCGTCGCATCTCTCCCGCTCGAGCCGGACCGGGCCGCGCGCGAGTACTTCAGGTCCATGGCATGACCACCGCCGACGTCATAGCCAGCGTCGCCGGGGTCGCTTCGGCGGTCGGCCTGGTAGTCCACTGCTTCCTCGACAAGCTGAGGTTCCGGCAGGTGTGGCGAAACATCGGACGTCCCAAACGCAGGAGGTAGGCACATGCAGCTCAGCCAGCACTTCTCTCTCGAGGAGCTTACGTTCTCCCAAGTGGCCGCGCGCACCGGCATCGACAACACCCCGTCCGATGAGGTGGTAGCGAACCTCACGCGCCTGTGCAACCTCCTGCTCGAGCCCGCGCGCGCCATGCTCGAGGTGCCGGTCCACGTGGACAGCGGCTACCGCTCGACCGTCGTCAACGCCGCTGTGGGGGGCGCCAGGGACAGTGCCCACATGAGCGGCCGCGCCGCGGACACCGTGTTCCTCGGGATCCCCCTCGAGGAGGCCTTCGACAAGCTGCGCGCCAGCGACCTCCCCTTCGACCAGATCATCTTCGAGTGCCGTGCGTGGATACACCTGGCGATCGCCCCGGAAGGCGTCCAGCCGCGCAGGGAGGCTCTGACCGCGACCGGGCACGCCGGCGCGTGGCATTACCAGCCCGCATGAGGTGCCCAGGTGGAAGATGAAGTCCGAGTCAAGCAGCTCCCCCTCGCCCTTCGGCTATTCGTGGATGTCATCATGCTCAGAAGCACCCCGCTGACCGCCGTGTTCTGGAGCGCGTTCCTGATCGTGACGTGCTTCAACATCGCCTACGCCTGGAACTTCCTGCCGTCCTGGATCCCCATCGAGGCAGGGTTCGTGCGCATGGCGGACGAGCGGCGCAACGACGCCCTACGCGAGGCCCGCGTCGCGCAGCTAGAGCAGAAGACCGACACGCGCATCACGGACGTGCAGAACAAGGTGGACTGGCAGCTGAAGCTCCTCCTGGTGCGGGAGATTCGGGATGCCAACACCGCGCTCTGCCACTCCCGAAGCGCCGGCGAGCGCGACAGTCTCCAGGGTTACATCGACCAGCTGATCCAGGAGTACACTCGCGTCACCGGAAACACCCTGCCCCAGCCACCGTGCCCAAGGAGTTGATTCCATGAGCGTACTCACCACACTCCTCTCGGGCCTCGGGTCACTCACCAAGCAGGTGCTCGGCACCTACGCCCCCACGCTGCTCAAGGCCGCCGGCGGCCCGTTCGGGGCGCTGGCAGGCACCGCGCTCCAGGCCATCTTCGGCACGACCGACCCGTCGGGCCTCGAGACCGCGATGGCCAGCATGACGCCCGACCAGGTCGTGGCGCTCAAGAAGGCCGAGTTCGACCTGCAGGCCAAGCTCAAGGAGCTCGGCATCAACGAGGAGGACCTCTACCTCAAGGACGTGCAGGACGCGCGCGCCATGCAGGTGGCCACCAAGGACCCAACCGTGGCCCGCCTGGCCTGGACCGTCGTCGGCGGGTTCATCGCAGTGAGCGCCGCGCAGCTGGTGGGCCTCGTCCTGTACCCCGATGCGGTGCAGAAGATCCCGCCCCAGGGCTGGCTGCTGATCGGGAACATCTCCGGCTACCTGGCCAATGAGGCCAAGCAGGCCGCCGCTTTCTACTTCGGGTCCAGCGCCGGCTCCCAGGCGAAGGACGCCACCCTCGCCGATCTCGCCAAATCAACCTAGGAGCCCATCGAATGCCCCCGACCACCCAGAACGCGGCCGTCACGCTCGCCTACGCCGATACGCCAGGTTTCCCCGCCGGCTCGGTCGTCGACCACGTCTTCGTCATGGCCACGGCCAGCAACCCCGCCAACAGCCCGCCGCCGCAGATCGTCGCGCCCGGCACCGACAGCGTCACGTTCGATGACCTGGCGCCGGACACCTACCAGATTTCCGCCCAGGCCTTCCCGGTCACCGGGCCCGGATTCGGGCAGTCGGCGACCACCAGCATCACGATCGCGGCCGTCGGGCCCGTGACCGTGTCCCTGTCGCTCCCGGCCTCGGTGTCCGCCACCCAGCCGTGAGCTGGCGCTTCTGGCGCTGGCGATTTCACCGGAGGCGGAGGGTCACACTCCGCCTGCCGGTTCGCATCCACGCGAGGCAACCATGACCTGGCTGAAGGCGTTCCTCCTGCTGCCCATCTTCTGGCCGGTGCTCCTATTCGCCCTGTTGCCGAAGCTCGGGGCCGCGGCGACGCCACGCTACGTGCTGGCGCAGCTGCTCTCCTGGTGGGCCACCGCGATCGGCTGGGGTCTGCTCATCTACCCGTGCTGGAAGCAGCTGTGGAAGGCGGACGCCACCAGCACGAACACGGTGGTCACGGACCGCACCACGGTCGATCGGTGGACCTGGGACTGGCTGAATCCTGTCTGGGGCAACCCGGAGGACGGGGTGAGCGGGGCTTACGCCGTCATCCGCGACGCGACGGGCAAGGAAGTCCCGGGCGGCTACATGCCGTTCCGGGACCCCAGGTGGCGGGCTTACTGCTGGAGCGCGCTGCGCAACAGCTCAGACGGCCTCAAGTACATCCTCGAGTGGCCCACCGGGCCGCTGGTCGTCCTGACCATCCTCGGGCGCCAGGTGCGCTTCGGCTGGCTGCCGATGCCCCAGATCAAGGGCTCCCCGAGGGTGCCAGTCCTGGGCTAGCGCGGCCCTCTGGCCAGCGCCTCGATCGCCCTCCCGTAGCGACGCGCCACCTTGAGCAGCTGCTTGCGACGCTGCCGGCGCTCCCACTCTGTCGGGGCCGGGGTCTTCATCGACTCGGCCACGTAGAGAAGCTCGTCGACAGCTTCCTCGAGACTCTCGATCGTGCGCGTGCGGTCCGGGCTATTCGTCGTCTTCACCGTCGTCCTCCTCGTCCTCGTCGTCCTGGCCAGGGATCGGGCCGAGGTCATCGACGCCCTCAGGCACGCGCGCGCGGCCGGTGGTAGTGCCCGGGAGCTCAGGCTGCTGCGCGTCGTCGTCATCCTCGTCGGCCTTCTCAGCCGGGCGGTCCTTGTCGAGCAGCTCCTCCTGGACGGACTTGCACTTGAAGCGGCAAATCTGGAGCTCGACGTTGTCGCAGATGGCCTGCAGGTAGCGCCCTGGGTGAATCTGGGCCTTGCAGGTGAGCGAGAGCGAGCCGTCCTCGATCGAGACGTGCAGCACCGGGTCCTTGATCTTCACGTCCTTGAACTCGAGCTCGTACTCCTTGGCGCGCGGGCCGCTCGTCCCGTAGATGATCGTGAGGTTCACGCCCTCGGGCTTGCGGTAGATTTTGAGGGGGCACAGCACGAACACCCGCAGGTGCTTGTCCCTGAAGAGGAAGTCGGAGAAGAGCGGGCCGTCATCCTCCGCGGGCACCAGCATGTCGAGCTCGGCGTGGCGCACCGGGAAGGTCATCGGCAGGTCGATCGCCTTGACCTTATCGTCGGGCCCGGCGAACTCGTTGCGGTTGTTGAAGGTGCCGAACTGGCACTTACGGACGCTGAAGTTAAAGCGCATGGAGACCTCTCTCAGTTGGAAGGCATGGACTGGGTGATCGCGCGCAGCATCTTCTCCTGCGCGCTCGCGGTGGTGGTGATCATCATGACCAGCGCCTTCGCCACGTCGAAGGGCAGGTCGGCGCGCAGCGCGCAGCCCAAGGTAATGCCGAACGCCTGGCACATGGCGTAGATGGCCCGGATGGGGGCGACGCCCTGGCTCACGGCGTGGTTGAACGTGTCCAGGTAGTCCTGGACCATGAGCTCGTATTCGCTGTTGAGCTCGACCTGGTTGAGGCGCGCGCCGCGGAGGTTGCCCAGGTTGACCAGCACGTCCTCGTCGGTCTTCTGGAGCTTCTGGAAGGACTCCTGGCGCCGCTCGTCCTCCTCGATTAGCCGGTTGATGTACTCACCATCGAGGGCCGCCTGCTTGTGAGCGCCGCGGCCGGTGTACTCGGTGGGCAGGGCGACCACCCAACCGGCGCCCTTGCCGCCCAGCTTGGCGATCTTGATACGCAGACCCTTCGTGTGCTCCATGAGACCCTCGTTGTGGGCGCGTCCGGGGAGTTGCACCCCGGCGTGGGCTATCCCGCTGCGTGGGAACACTGCCGAATCGCCCGACGGGCGCATCGACTACCACGCAGCCCGGCTGCTGCTTCGGCACCGCGCCGCAATTACTGCATGTAGACCCTGAGGACCGACCGGCCGCTGCGCAGCTTGACCTTGCGCACCGAGAACTTCGTGCCGTACTTCTTCTGCGCCCGGCTCGCCGCGGTGCGAATCGCGGTGTGCTGCGTGAGGTCGTCGCACTGGAAGTACTCCCCGGACTTAAGGCCGCTGAAGGGCCAGCGCTCGCGCCTGGGAGGTGCCCCGTCTCCCAGTGTGACGTTGCTCACGGTGACGCCGTTGTCTTTGTTCTCGACCATGGTTACCTCTGGCGCAGGCCTTCCTGCTTCTCGACCCGGATGCCGTTGTAGACGCCCTCAACCTTCACGCCGCGGGCAATGCCGTTGAGCTCGGCCTGGCGCCACTCGATGACGGTGACCGGGATCTTCCCGTCGATGATGGCCTTCAGGACCGCCATGGGCTCGGCGACCCTCCCCACCCAGGTCTCGGCCACGTGGGTCGAGCGCCCGAAGGTGTTGCTCCCCATGACCTTCGCCGGCGCGCGGCGCGCGGGAGCGGCGGTGGCGGCATCCAGAATCGCGTCCGCCGAGGCCGTGTGGCCGGCGGCCGCCTCGCTCTCGGCGAGCTCGAGGGCGGCTTTCTCCTGTGCCTCCCGGACCTTGCGCTCGGCCTCCTCCCGCCTAGCCTGGGCGGCCTTCTGGTAGGCGAGCATGCGGTCGCTCATGGCGAACTTGGCCCGCTTGTAGCGCTCCTGGATGGGCAGGAAGAGCGACTGGATGAACTTCGCGTAGTCGTCCACCGGGCCCTTCACGGCCTTCCTGAAGTCCTCGAGCTGCCTTATCCGCTGGTCGCAGATCGAGAGGTAGTCGGACCCCCTGCCGTAGGCCTCGTCCGAGTCGATGACCGCGCGCTCGAGTTGCTCCTCGAGCTCGGTGGCATCTCCCTTGAAGGGCTCGAGCGCCGGCACCAGGTGCAGCGCCTCCACGATGGAGACGCCTGGAGCCATCTGAACGCCGTTGGGAACAGAGACCTGTTTGTCCATTTTGTGGTCCTCAGGAAGTATCAGAAAAGTCTCGGGATGGACTTGGCTGGGGCTGACGGCGAGCGGTGCTCGCTCAGCGCCTTCATGAACTCGTTGCAGCGGTTGTACATGGACAGGATGTATGGCTCGTCCCGCTGGACCCGCACGATCACCGTGCGCATCTTCCAGTGCGGAGCGTCCGGGTGGTAGCTGATGAAAAGCGCCGACGGCGCCCCGTAACAGGCAATCTCGCACTGGACCTGCGGCTTGTGCTCCGCGGGCATCTGCTGGGTCCGGTAGACCTCCATGTGCTTCTCGAGCACGAGCGGGCACTTAATCTCGCCCGGTAGCCCAGGGTAGGGAACCGCCGGCGCCGGCGGGTCGTAGAGCGCGTAGAAGTCAGCCGAGCAGCCCATGAACGGGAACTCTGGGTGCTCCATGAAGCCGAGGAGCTGGAAGTCGAACCCGAGCTCGAGCTCCGCGTTCGAGCGGGCGATCGGCTCGTATCTGCGGCCGTGGGCGATCGCGGGGACGAAGTCGAGGTCGGGCTCAGGCACGCGCTCGGCCAGCGCCTCGAGGCGGAGCTTGTCGGCGAGCGTCTTCCACGCGCGCGCCCCACCGTCCATGATGATGTGCATGCGGCTGCCGGTGATCTTGCCGCGGCGAGCCATGTGCCACTCAAGCGTGTGCTGGTGCGGGTTCTGTCCTGGAACCGGAGTCGCAGCGCCGAGCACGGCTACTTCTTCTCGTCGGCGCCCTTGGGGTGGCGCTTCGCGTCCTCGGCCTTCGCCGCGGCGATGCGCTCGAGGATCTCCTTGAAGCGGCTGGCCGGGACCTCGGACAGCGCCTCGACCCCGTAGGCGCCGCATATCTTGCCCAGGTACTTGTTCACGTCCCGGACGTGCAGCTCGCTCGCCTTGCCCTCGATCTCTGTGCACTGCTCGAGCGACAGCTTCGGGGCATCGACCTCGGTGGCCTCGCCCTCGATCGTGGTGCCGCCCTCGGCCTTGTGGTCGAGGTCCACGGCAGTCTGGAAGCGCTGCCACTGGGTCGATCCGTAGACGCCCTCCTCCCAGCGCTTCGACGCGCGCTTGAGGGCTGATTTCTTGGCCTGCTCATCGAACCACTTCACCCAGGGGGAGCTCGCGCGGATGTTCCCGTCGCGGTCCTTGTAGCTGTCGGACTGGTCGCGCATGCGGTAGATGTCGGCCGCCGGCACCCACTCGACCTTGCGCTCCGAGCTCTGCGGCATCTTGGCGCACACCCACACCCCGACGAACGGATTCTCCTCCGTGCCGCGCGGGACCATGACGTTGACCTGGTGGCTGAACGTGTCGCCGTCCGAGCTTCTGCCCATGGTGAACGAGTCGGCCTTGTAGACCACGTCGGTGCCGATGTCGTGGATCCCCGCCTGGGTGGCTAGGTACACGAGCCCGCGGTACATGGCGAGGAAGTGAGCCTCCCAGACCTTCTGGTCGCCGTTCCAGCGGGCGATGATCTTGCAGTGCTGCTTGATCGGGTTGAGCGTCAGGCCCACGTGCGCGATGTTGCGCATGGCCGCGGCGAGGGTCTCGGGCACCACCTGGCGCATGCGCTCGTCGGCCATCACCAGGTCGCGAGCGAACGTGAGCTCTGCGTCCCAGCTTAGCGGCACGGCGTTGGTCTTGGTCACGTTGTCGAACGTCGCGCGCGCCACGGTAAGGTGGTGCGTCACCTCGTTCAGGGTGAAGAGTTTCGGGCCCTGCGGCCGCGCCTGGGTCTGCTGCTGCCGCCGCTGGGGCTGCGCCTGCTGTTCTGCCATGGGTTAAAGCCTCTTCTGTCGTTCGCGGCGCGCCGCGGTGATTACTTCGGGCTCCATCGACTGCTTGAGCATCCAGTCGAGGTAGTCGGTGGGGACGTCGGTGTAGAGCATCCCGGGCTTGCCGTCCTTCGGGCCGTACTTGCCGAAGGTCAGCCGGCGCGGGATCCGCGCCTCCTCAGAGCGCTCCCAGAGGTCGTAGAAGCTCGAGACCTCCGGCATGTCGTGCAGGATCTCCTTGAGGAGGAGGAAAGTCAGCCCGCAGTCGTGGCTCGCGCTGTGGGCCGATTTCGCGAGGTTTCGCGCGTCCGCGGGCTCGTAGAAGTAGTACATCAGCGCGCCGAGCGAGTGGGAGTCGGCGTCCTCGTACAGGAAGCGCGCGAGCGCGAGCGTGCAGATGCGGCGGATCCCTGGCTGCGACCCCAGCACCTTCCAGTCGAAGTCGACGTTGTGGCCGATCAGGTAGTCCGCATCGAAGGCGTGCTGCGCCGGACTCGGCCTGCAGTCGGCCAAGTCGGCCTCGATGATGTGGTGCGCGGCCATGGCGCCTGGCGCGATGGGCTTGGATGGCTTGAACCGCTGGACCGCGTAGGCCCCGGAGGTGAGCTCCTCGCCCCACGTGAACGCCCGGCTGTAGCCGAGCTCAATGACCTGCGGCTCGTCGAGACCTGTGGTCTCAGTATCGACGATCACCGCGCGCGCTTGCTGCATGGTGAGACCTCGTTGGCGTTGTGACGCACATGCTGCACCTTGTTGCATGTTGTTGCAAGGGGCGTATGATGCGCTCCATGCCCGGGGTCACCCACCCGACCGAGTTCACCTTCGCGCAGCTGGTGCGGCTGAGGTACCTGGCTGCCCAGGACGCGCTCGAGAACCCGACGCCCCAGGCGGAGAATCTCAAGCGCAAGCTCACGGAGTACCTGAGCCAGGTGCGCGGCGCCCCGCTTCCGGAAGTCGTGACGCTGCGCACCGCCTAGCGTTATCATCCGCGCGTCCGCCCTCTGACCGAGGAGACGACCGTGGCCAAACTGACGCCCACCGCGCGCTCGAAGCTATCCGCGAAGACCTTCGCGTTGCCCGGGCGGCGCTACCCGATCCCCGACGCATCCCATGCCCGCAATGCCCTTGCCAGGGCAGCCCAGCACGCGACGCCGTCGGAGGAGGCGACCATCAAGCGGAAGGTCCACGCGAAGTTCCCTGGGATCGACCAGGGCGGTTAGCTCATCCAATCACGTCTAGGAGCTCACCATGAAAGGCCATTACCCGAACCTCGGTCCGAAGCCGCCCGCGGGCGACTCACCGCATCGACACCGATCCTCCCACCACTCCGACTCCTCGGGCGCCCACGTCAGGGGCACCCATCACCACCTCTCAAACGCCCACCACACGGCCGATGCCGAGGGTGGCGAGGCGGAGGACCACGAGCTCCAGATGGGCGAGCACATGCCCGAGCCCGGCCCCTCGATGAAGAGGCCGCGCCACGGTAGCGTCGACCGCAGCGAGTCGATGCCCGGTGGAGCAATGGAAGAGGCCGGCGAGGACGAGTAGCCAGCCGACCGCCGGGCCCTTCGGGGCCCGGCTACCTCCCCATGTCCAGGTACCACTTCCGCCTGCACTGCGATCAGCGGATGGCCGAGAAGGTCGTCGAGATGTGCAGCGGCAACACCCACCACCACTTCACCTGCCACGCCTGCGGCTATCAGGAGCGCGAGGTGCGTACCCGTAGTGGGTCGCTCATCTCCTGGCGCAACCTATCGCGTCTTGCCCGTGAGGCTCAGCCGAGGGTATAAAGCAACGCCCCCGTTTTGAGGCGGGGGCGTTGACGTGCCTACAGGGAGGATGGCACGAGAGCACGCGGGGAGGTCTTCTGGCGAAGGGCTTCCTGGTGCGACCGGAATGGTACCCCTGTTCCGTTGTTGCATCAAGTTGCGGGTTGTTACAACCCTGCTTCCTCCCCGCGAACTCTCGGCCCTCCATCCCAGTCGGCCCGTCGGTGGCCGAGATGACCTCCGGTGCGGGGTAAGCGCGAGCTCACCCGCAAGAAGCCAGGGACTGAAAGTGCGCCCTGGGGGAAACCACACTCGCGGGCTGAACGCTATCGGGCGGCCCAAAACAAGAAGGTCCGAGCCTATGAGGCGAGTTCCCGATGCCGCCCCTGGCCAGCTGCGCCGCTAAGGCCATCCCACTGGCGCCCGGGTCCGCGGTCCGCTGGCGTCAAGAACCAGAGGACGCCAGCAGCCCGCAGACGTTTCACTCAGGCAGTCGCGAGAGTTTGTCGAGGACCCCCCTTGCGCAACAGGGTGCAACAAGGTGTAACATCGGCCCGACGAACAAGCAAAAGGGTCTCACGTGATACGCACCATCATCGACATCGCGTCTGGAATCCTAGCGATTCTCGGCATGCTCGCTTTCGGAATCATGATCGCCTACCTGGTCTCCGGGTGCTCCTCGATCGAGCCCGACGCCGTGCGCGTGGAGGCGGCCCACAACTCCCACCTGCTGCAGCACAGTCCCTGGCTCACGGACTGGTCGCGCGATCAGCCCGGATTCGATACCGTTGGTCTCGACGTCCACTGGCAGCGCGGCCGCGCAGCGCTGGACGTCGGCGAGTACTACACACCGGAGTGCCTCGACGGGCAGCACGAGGTGTTCGAGGGCCGCGTGAGCTACGAGCTCTGGCACAAGTGACCACGCCAATCTGCCACAAGTGCGGGCGCCAGACGCTGATGGCGAAGTGTCCTGGCTGCGGGCACTGGATCCACGGCTGCAAGAAGTGCGGCGGCGGCGCGAAGCCAGCGAAGAAGGGAGGGCGCCATGGGTGAGGGAACCGCGATCGAGTGGTGTGACTATACGTTCAACCCCTGGTTGGGTTGCACCAAGGTCTCTCCAGGCTGCGATCACTGCTACGCCGAAACCTGGGCGAATCGTACTGGCCACAAAGGCCTATGGGGTACGGGCGCCCACCGTCTGTTTGGCGACGCTCACTGGCGCGCGCCGCTCCTCTGGAGCGAGAGGGCCAGGAATCTTGAGCGGAAGCCGCGCGTGTTCTGCGCCTCCATGGCTGACGTCTTCGACAACGAGGCACCGAGCCGCGAGCGCGACCGGCTGTGGCGCCTGATAGAGGCGACACCTCACCTCAGTTGGCTGATCCTGACCAAGCGCATCGGGAATGCCGCGAGGATGCTGCCAGCTGCGTGGAGCCCGCTGGGAGTCAGGCGCACGCACCAGAACGTGTGGCTCGGCATCAGCGTCGTAAACCAGGAGGAAGCCGAGCGCGACATCCCGAAGCTCGCAGAGATACCTGCTGTCGTCAGGTTCCTGTCATGCGAGCCGCTGCTCGAGGCTATAGACCTGCGCAGGGTGAACGCGGCGCAGTTCGTGGACTGGATCATAGTTGGAGGTGAGAGCGGCCATCACGCGAGGCCGATGGACCACACCTGGGCGCTGGACCTGCTTAACTGGTCCGCGTGCAACGACGCTCGGTTTTTCATGAAGCAGCTGTCGCAAGCCGACCGGCCGCACACGTTCAAGCGCTTCGCCGACTTCCCGCGCGAGCTCCAGCGGCGGGAGTGGCCACGGTGACCGACAGGCCTGCGCTGCGCTACCACGGCGGGAAGTTCCGCCTGGCGACCTGGTTGATGAAGCTCTTCCCGGAGCACCGCACCTACGTGGAGCCGTTCGGCGGCGGCGCCGGCGTGCTGCTGCGCAAGCCCCGGAGCGCAGACCGCCGATGAGGAAGCTCACCCACAGCGCCCCGTCCCGCAGCAGCGCCCGCACTACGTCGACCCGCCGTATCTTTTCGGCACCAGAGACCGCGCCTCGAAGCACATCCACCGCTATTACCGGCACGAGATGACGGACTGGGAGCACGAGCAGCTGTGCGCATGCCTGCGGAATCTCCGCGGCAAAGTCGTGCTGAGCGGATACGAGAACGGGCTCTATAGGAACGCGCTGGGAGACTGGACGACGCGCTCGCATTCGACGGTCGGTGGCAGCAACCGCGGCTCGGTCAGGCGCACCGAGGTCGTGTGGATGAACCGGGCATGCGCAGCCTGAAGGACCGCGCCGCCTACAAGAGCGCCTGGTATCGCGCGCACCGCGATCGCCAGCGCGAGCTCAACACCGAGTGGAAACGGGCCCGCGCGCGCCGACGCTGGGCGCGCTGGCTGATCAACGAACTGAGGCTCCATTGGAGCCGGGAGAGCGACCATGCAGAGGCAACCTGTCGAGTCGAGCAACATCAAGTCCGTGGGCTGGGACGACAAGACCAAGACCCTCGAGATCGAGTTCAAGGGCGGCGGCATCTACCAGTACACGGGACCGCCGGCTGAGCAGCGCTACAAAGAGTTGCTCGCCGCCGAGTCCAAGGGGAAATATTTCACGGCCCACATAAGGCGTGACCCTCAGTTGGTGGTCAAGCGGATCTCCTAGCCATGCGGACGGTGCATGGACACGCCCGCGCGGGCGCGAAGACGCGCGAGTACCGAGCGTGGTGCAACATGATCCAACGCTGCACCAACCCAAGGGCTACGTATTACCGCGCCTACGGCGGCCGCGGCATCCGCGTCTGCGAGCGCTGGCTTCACTTCGAGAATTTCCTCTCGGACATGGGCCCATGCAGGCCGCACTTCTCGCTGGAGCGCAAGGACACCAACGGCGACTACGAGCCGGGTAATTGCCGTTGGGCGACCCGAGCCGAGCAGGCCAGAAATTCCCGATCCAACCGGCTGCTGACCCATGCCGGGAAGACCCTCTGCCTGGTTGACTGGGCTGCGGAGGTCGGTATCTCCGAGAAGGTGATTTCGGACAGGTTGCGTCTAGGCTGGGCCGTTCCGCGCGCGCTCACGGAGCCGCTGCACTACCGCGGGCAGAAGGACTGGCATGCGTGAGCCCCGCCCGCAGCAGCGGATGCCTTACGGTGGCAAGCGCCTCTACCAGGCGCTGCGCCGCGACTACGAGCCCGTGCTGATCGACGTGTTCGTGTCGGAGCAGGCGGTCCGGGGGCGCCTGTTCGCCCCGAACGCCCTCGGCTTCAGCCGGGAGTTCGACCCAATGCTGTACTTCTGGCCCGTGGAGGCCCAGCACGTGGTCGTACACCTGTGGGAGGAGAGCCCTGACCTGGTCGAGAGGCTCAGCCGGGCGCTGCTGCGGGACGGGGCGCTGTGGGTGAGCTTCCTCATCGGCGGTCTGCGCTATAGGATCGAATCGCGAGGCGACGTGCATGCTTTCTGGCGAAGGCGCTACGGGACCGAACCCCCCATGGGTCCTGTGGCAACACCAACAGGAGGGGGCTGATGCGATTGACGCCGCACCGGAGCGGCGCATCGTTGCGTGCGCACCGACGGGCAGCGGCAAGACCCTGCTCGGCATGGAGCTCGCCAGGCGCACGATCGGCCGCGGAGGCCGAGTCACGATCATGGCCCCGCGCCACGAGCTCATCCAGCAGTTCATCGAGCGCATGGATGTCTGGGCGGCGGGCGCGTACGGAATCATCTCCGCCGGCTTCAAGCGCCGGCAGAACCTCTACGCGGCGCTCCAGCTCGCGTCTGTGGACACTCTGGTCTCGCGCGTGGTCAAGCGTCGCAACCTGGCTCTCCCGCTGGCGGACCTTGTGATCTGCGACGAGGTGCACCTGTACCAGACGGCCCACCGCGCGGCGCTGCTCGGCATGTTCCCAGACGCGCGCATCGTCGGCCTCACGGCCACCCCAGGGCGATACGACGGGCGGCCGCTCGGCATGACGTTCGAGCGGCTCATCGAGATCGAGACCGTGAAGGGCCTCATCGAGAAGGGCTACCTGGTGCCCCCGCTCTACTACGCGCCGTCGGTCCCGGACCTGCGCAAGGTCCGCACGGTCGCCGGCGACTACAACCGCAAGCAGCTCGAGGAGCGCATGGAGCCGCTGCTCGGGGACATCATCGAGCACTGGCTGAAGCTCGCGTGCACCAGGCGCACGGTCGTCTTCGCCACCGGCGTCGGCCAGTCCGTCTACCTGGCGGAGCGCTTCCGCGCGGTCGGCGTGACGGCGGAGCATTGCGACGGCACCGCCGACCAGGTGCATCGCGAGGCCATCTTCGAGCGCTTCCGCACGGGCGAGACGCAGGTGCTGTGCAACGTGGACCTGGCCACCTACGGCTTCGACCTGCCTGACCTGTCGTGCGTGGTGCTCGCGCGGCCTACGCTCTCGGTGGTCCGCTACCTGCAGATGGTCGGTCGAGGCCTGCGCGCCGCCGATGGAAAGACCGACTGCCTGGTGCTCGACCACGCCGGCAATGTGCGGCGGCACGGGTACGCGGAGGAGGAGCGGCACTGGTCGCTGGACGGCCGCCGCAAGATCCCAGGCAAGGCGCTCGAGCTCGCGCCGTGCAAGAGCGGCGAGGTCGAGAAGAAGAAGCTCCGCCTGCGCTGCCCGCGCTGCAAGCTGGTGTTCGCCGGCGCGCTCACGTGCCCGGGGTGCCAATACTACTTCGAGCGCACCGCCCGATCCTTCAGGGTCGTGGACGGCGAGCTCATCCGCATGCGCGAGCCCGAGCCACGCGACCTGGCGGAGCGCGTCGAGTTCTACCGCGAGCTCTTGGGCTACGCGGAGCAGAAGGGCTACAAGGCCGGCTGGGCGGCCCATGCCTACGAATCCAAGTACCGCGAGCTCCCGCCGCGTGACTGGGCGCGCCAGGGCGCCGCGGTGCCTAGCCCGAAGACGTACGGGTACGTGAAGTTTCTGACGATCCGCCGCGCGCGGTCGCGGCACAAACAACAGGAGGTCTCGCAATGAGCGGTGGCGAATCGGTCGGGGAACTCGTCCCGATACTCAACCAGGTGGCCGAACGGCTGCGCGTGCAGGGAAACTACGGCCCCGGGTGGTCGGACGTGGCGGACGCGACGGCGGTGACCCAGGCAGCGGAGGCGCTCCAAGCTCTGGACGCCGGCGTCCGCAAAGCGATATCCGAGTGCGAGGCCTGCGGCGGGTCGGGGTTCGACGTGATCGACGACGGGCATGGGGACATCGACAAGGATCCCTGCCAGTTCTGCTGGGACCTGCGCGAGCTGATCCACGACACCACCAACTACACGCTGAAACCGCTCGAGGAGGCCGCGGCGGCGGAGCCATTCAGCCGCGAGGTGCGGGCGCCGCGCGCGCACTGCGCGAAGAGCGAGTACTGCTTCCTCCACGATGGTCACGAGGGCGCATGCGATGAAATTCCATTTTAGGAGGCGCCCATGAGGATGGCTTACCTGCGTGCGCGCGCAGACGCCGGAGACCGTGGGTCCCACGCGCCTGATGTGGTGGCTCGGATACGTACGCTTTACGAGGCCGGCAGCAGCCAGCGACAAATCGCCGCACAGATCGGCTGCAGCCGAGGCGCGATCGCGTACATCATGACGTTGAACCAGATCGTGGCCCGGCGCCCTGAGGAGCGCCAGTACCCGCGAGGCGCACAGCATGCCAACTGGAAGGGCGACGGGGCCTGCTACGAGCGCCTGCACCAGAGGGTCGTCGAAGCGCGTGGCGCCCCGAAGAGGTGCGAGGGCTGCGGTCTCGCCGACCCGCGGAGGCACTACGACTGGGCAAACCTGACCGGCAGGTACGGGGACCCGATGGATTATCGGCGGCTCTGCCGCCCGTGCCACAGGCGTTACGACGCAAGCCGGAGGGCCAGATGATCGATTCGATCATTGCCTGGCAGGGCGAGGTGGAAATACTGTCGGCCTCCTGGTCGCTGACCGATGGGCGCCGTGTAGAGCTCAGGCTGTGCGGGTCGCCCTACGACAGGCAACACCCCTTCAAGAGATTCCAGCAGAAACGGAATGGACACGTGGGGACGAGGTTCAAGGCCTCGTTCGCTCGTACCAGTACGGGAGAAGTGCTGTCGACGATGGAGCTGATGCTGTGTTCTTGGAAGGACTCCTCCAGCATCGGCCAGTCGGTTATCTTCTGGCTCGACGATGAGCCCGACGTCCACCCATTCTGCGGCTGCGCGCCGCGCAAGGCGCAGGTCCCAGGCGATATGTTCGCCGTGGTCCTGGTGGAGTTGACCGATGACGACAGGCCCGTGGACCAGCACCGAGAACGACGAGTTGCGGGCGATGGCGGACACCCTGGCGAGCCACCCCGAGCTGGTGAAGCCCGAGGAAGTGGACCAGGCGATAGCGGAGATCCGGGACCAGATCACGAACCTCGAGGAGCTGCTGGCGATCAGCCGGAGAGTCCTCGGACTGCTGGAGGCTCGAAAAGGCGCCTGTCGAGCTCCGCCCACCTCCTCCTGACGAGCCCGATGTTCACGCAATACCTCAAGGAGACCAAGCCCAACCTGGTGAAGTCGTGGACACCGGACGTCGCGCGCAACTACGCCAAGCAGCTGATCAAGGTCGAGTCGCTCTCGGACCTAGACCGCGACCGCGGCGCCGTGGAACGCTACGAGAACCTCATCCGCCGCCCGTACGACCGCTGGGCGCACCAGGACCCCCGCTAACCGGAGACCGCCGTGGACGTCAACATAGTCGAGCTCGACCGCTACATCACCTTCTGCCGCGAGCAGGCGCTGCGCCTGAGGCGGGAGCACGCTCACAAGACCTGGGCGCAGCACCAGGCGGAAACCTTCACGGACATCGAGAAGTTCCTGCTCGAGGTGCGGCGCGACCACCAGATGCGTGGGCCCGGCGGCGCGAGGATCGACGAGTGAGCCCGCACAACCAACCCTCAAAACAGCAGGTCTCTTGTGTTGTCTGCCATCAGCCAATCACTGAGACTCGCCCCGGTACGTGGGGCATTGCACTCAGCAACGCGAAGCATCTTGAGTGTCAGCACATCCACGGCGAACTGGTGGCGGCTGGGTGCGGGCTACACGCTAACAGCCAGAATCCAGACTTCCGCCCTGGTCAGGAAGCCGTAGCGCGGTGGGCAAACTTAATGCTGCGGGGCGCCGACGAGATCGAGCGGCTGACGATGGAACGCGATGCTTGCCTGCGCCGGCTCAGCGAGAACGATGAGGAGATCGAGCGGCTGCGCGCGGCACTGGACCGGCTTGTCCGTGCCTGCGACGACTACGTGGTTGACAAGATGCCGGGCGCTGTTTGGGACGAGGAAGTCGAGCGCGCACGAGCATCCATTGAAGCCGCACCACGGGACGAGACGACAGCAGCTACGGAGTCAAAATGCCCCTGAAAGATCATGCCGCGCGCGAGGCTCTCGCGCAGAAGTATGGATGGCACATCATGGGATGGGCCGTCGATCTGGACAATCCGGCCGGGATTTCGCTGGAGTCGAATTACGATCACATGCGATTCCTGCGGTTCCAGCACCGGGATTCGCTGGCGCAGTGGGAGAAGGTTCTCAAGGCTACGCCGAACAAGAAGCCGAAGTACGCCAAGCCAAAGCCGGCAGCGCGCACCTTCGATGATGTGGTGGCGGAGAACAAGAAGCTCCGCGCCGAGCTGGCGAAGCTCAAGAAAGCGAAGCGGTGAAGACTGGAGACAAGATCGTGTGGACGGCGCGCCCGAGCGGCGAGCGTTTCAATGGCCGGTTCGTGCGTCTGAGCCAGAAGGGCCGCGCCGAGATCGAGGTATGGATTCCTGATCGACCGCCGCTACGAAGCGGTCACACGCACAGGACGTGGGTGAAAGTCGAGAATATCGAAGCCGTACAACCGGAGAACGGGGAACGACCTCGATGACCGTAGAGCCTGGCGTCCGCGTCCGCGACATGCCCGACGAGGCCTTCGGGGCGCTCCTCAAGGCTATCGGGCCGGAGGTCGGGCGTCTTGCGAACCGCGGCGACCCGCTGGCGATCGCCGTCATGGCCCGCTACGTCTACGCCCACAACCACCAGAACGACCCCCAGGCGCTCCTCGAGGTGCGCACCGCGGTCGAGGACTACGTGAACCGGGACCTTCGCATCGCTGAGGTCAACGACCTCGGGAGCAAGTTCGGCCACATGGTCGAGGGCGAGGACAAGGACCCGCCGCCGCGCATCTTCGTGCCTGGGAGCGGGAGCGAGCAGTGATTGAGCTCACGGCTCGCTGCCTGCAGCCGACCACTTGCCCCTTCAGCCGCTCAACCTTCTGCGAGAATCCAGGCTGCGCCGTCGCGGCTGACGAGGTGACCTTGCCATGCTCCGTTACAGATCACGAAAAGAGGCTGAGGCGGCTCTCCTGCGTAGTGTCCGACCGGACGCCCGTGACGCTGCACCACACGAGGGGAGGGTCGATTTCGGAGAGCCTGTTCGGAGGGCCCGGCGCCGGCCAGAAGCAGAACCCAGCCCTCCAGATACCGCTGCACGCCGATTACCACGTGGGGACGTACGGGATCGACGCGCGGATCGGAAGCAGCGTGCGGGACTGGGAGAGGAGGTTCGGGGAGCAGACCGACCATTTGAGCTCGACCTCGCGCCTTCTGAGGTACAGCGTGTGGACCCTCGCCTGGTCGTGGGCCAGCCCCTTACAGCGTCGTCGCGTCGAGTTCTTCTTAGCGGAGCACCGTTCGCGCTCGCTCCCAGCGTGAACCGCTACTGGGGTACGAGGGTCGTCACCTCGGAAAAACTGGGGCGACCGATCTCTGTGACCTACGTCACCCACGCCGGGAAGGCCTATCAGGAGCTGATCGCGAAGACGCTGCTGGAGATGGGCGCTTGGTACCGCTCGGCCAATCCCCTGCTCCTGCGGCTGCTGATCTGCCCAGACAGCGAGAGGCAGCAGGACATCGACAACCGATGCAAGGTCGCGATCGACAGCTTGATGAACGGGAATCTATTCCTGGACGACTCCCAGATCGAGACCTTGGAGGTGCGCCGTGGGCCTACAATTAGGCCTGCCGTGATGTTCGTCTGGGCCGAAGAGTTCGTGCCTGATAGGCGGGAGAACCTCGCGTGGATAAAGAATGGCGACCCTTCACTGAGTCCGAGCGACAGACCCTCCGCGACGAATATGAGCGGCACGCCAACTCCGGTCGCGTAGCGGACCTCGCCGCGAGGCTGGGGCGCACGCGGCAGTTCCTTTGCCGAAAGGCGCGCGAGCTAGGACTCACGCGGCATGGTCGGGCGCGACCATACGATGCCACGTGGAAGTACCTGAGCCGTGAGGGCGCGGAAGCGATCTGGGAAGACTTCAAGCTCAGCCGGCTGGGGATGAAGCGCTACTGCGCGGACAGGGGCTACGATGACCTCGGCTTCAGCCGCAAGATGCGGGAGTTCTTCGAGGACGAGTACGAGGCCGTCATCGAGTCGAAAGCTCCGCGGAGCAGCCTCTATAGGCTCGGGCGCCAAGTTGAGTACTCGGCCTGCCGCGAACTGCGCGCCGCAGGGTTTTTCGCGCTGCGTTCGCCAGCCTCGAAGAGTCCGCTGGACGTAGTCGCGGTGCGCCCCGGGGTCGTGCTGTTCGTCCAGTGCAAGCGGGCCCTCGACCTGCAGGTCAGCGAGTGGAATGCCCTATTCGACCTCGCGGACAAGTGCGGGGCCACCGCCGTCCTGGCAGGCAGAGAGCGGGAACGGGGACTGACCTATTTCGTGCTCACTGACCGCAAGGACGGGAGCAAAAGGCCGCAGCCGATGCGGCGCGCTACGGTAGCCGAGCTTGCGGGCATCAAAGCCCGATCGGCTTGACGCCGGGGAGCTCGTACACGTGGTAGACCGCGTGCTTGCGCCCGACCTCGACGTGAGTGCTGCCGATGTAGCAGGAGCCGCTCGGGGCGCTGGCGCCCGCCATGAGCACCACGAACTCCCGGCTGTGCTTCACGTCGATGGCGCGCGTGGTGTCGTCCACGTCGGTCTCGGCGAATAGGTCCGGGCCTCGATCGCCGGGCGCGACGCACAGGATGCGCGCGCGGCGCTGGAGGCTGACGACCTGGGTGTCGGTGCTGCAGTTGAGGGAGTGCTTGCTGATCTGCCGTGCCATGATGAGACCCCTTTTGCGTTGGGAGCAAGCAGACTAGGCCATGGCGAAACAGCCCGCAACAACGAGTAACAAGCCTATCGACCTGACGTACGGGTTCCCGGGGGCCCTCCCGCGTGCCGGCACGAGCGGGGACACCGCCAAGCTGCTCGAGTTCTTCCAGCTGTACGCCCAGGGCGTCAGCGTCGCGGACGCCACCAGGAAGGTCGGGTTCTCCACGAAATGGGCCCGGCAGTACTCCTATCGGTGGCTCAAGAAGTACGCCGACTACGTGACCTGGCTCCAGGCGCACGTCGCCCAGGTGAACGCCCAGCAGCTGGCGCTCGAGCAGTCGGACGTCCTGCGGCAGATCGGCCTGATCGCGATGGCCAACGACTACGACTACTTGGTCTTCGAGCGCGAGGGCGGCAAGGTCAGCGTGCGCTTCAAGGAGCTCCACGAGCTCACGCGCGAGCAGATGACAGCGATCGAGGTGGTCCGCGGCCCCAACGGCAAGCCCAAGGGCTGGAAGTGGCGGGACCGCGACGGCAAGCTCTTCGAGCTCGGCAAGCACCTCGGCATGTTCAACGAGAAGGTCATCCTCGAGCACCGCCACCGCCACTTGCATGTCACCGCGGACCTGTCCAAAGTGCCGCTCAAGGCGCTCGAAGCCCTCGAGACCGAGTTCGATCGGCTGCTGGCGCATGAGGAGCCGGCCAATGCCCAAGGCAGACTACCCGCAGTACGAGGCGATAAAGGCCAAAATGGTGGCGGAGGGCAAGCCGCTGGCGGCGGCCAAGACGTCGGCGGCCAGAATCACCAACAGCCGGGGCGGTCGCGTGCCGCCAAGCCATCCACGCGCTGAGAGACGCCAGCCATAGTCCTGGTGTAGTCTCGCGACCCATGGAAGCCGAAACCCCCACGCCCCAGGTTGCCATGCTCGAGCGGCTGCTCGCGGCGGCCAAGTCGGGCGATGTGGTCGACGTCGTGGTCGCGTTCACCACCAAGGACGACCGCGACGGCGTGCAGGCCTCTCCGATGAGCGTCATCAAGCTCAACCACCTCTGGCGCCTGTTCGACGAGCGCGTGCGCGGTGCCTACCGCGAGGTGCGCCAGCGTGCGAGCGCGGCGCGCGCGCCGACCGCCGGGGTCTCCGCCACGCAGCCGAAGGCCAAGAGCGCAGCCGCGGCGCGGATCCCGCGCGTCGTGCGGCGCGCCATCGCCAAGAAGGCTCGGAAGATGGCCGAGCGGGCCGCAGCTGCTCAGCCCACGCCGCCCAAGGCACCCGCCGCGACCAACTAGGAGCCACCATGCCCAGCCGGTCAATCCGTGATGCCATGCAAAACCCGATGGCCGCGACGCGGCCGCAGAACCCCCGAGTCGGCCGCCCCGGCGTGCAGCGACCGCATGGCACCCCGCGCGTGGGTGCGAGGCTCCCGACCATGCAAGGACGCCCGTTTCAGGGACCTGCCCCCGCGGCGCGCCCTCCCGTGCAGATGGGTGGACCAGCAAACCCCCAGGCGCCACCCAACCCCATGGCATCGGCACAGGGCCCGCTGCCCGCAGGCCTCCAGGCGCCCAACGCGCGCGTCAATACACCCCAGCTTCCAGCCCCAGCCGCTGGCGGTTCCGCGCCGACCGCGCTGAACATGCCTCCGCTGCAGGGGCGCCCGGCACCGATCGCTGGCGGCCGCTTCGGCTGAGCCAATGGGTCGCTCCGGCAAGGACCTGCGCCGCGAGCTCGCGCCCGTGACTGGCGTGCCGACCGACGACCACGCGCTGCTGCGCGCCGCAGTCCCAGCGGACGCGCCGGCGCCACTCGCTCAGACCATCAAGACTCGCGCCCAGCAGCTGCGCGCGGGCAACCCCAGGAGACAGCCGCTATGACCGGAGAGGCAGAGACCACCCAGGCCCAGGCCGACGCGAACACCGCGATCGCGCAGGGCGATCCAGCCGCGCAGCAGACCTCGCAGCCGGACCCCGCACCCCAGAGCGCCGCGGCCGCCGCACAGGCTGAGGGGGCTGCCGCGGAGGCGGGGGCGCCTGCCGGCGATGGCGTGTCGCTGACGTCGGCGTCCAATCCCGGCGCGCAGGGCATCGACCCGGCCGCGCTCGAGGAGACCGAGATCGAGGTGAAGGTGCCCGCATTCGAGGACAGCGACCATCCGGGCTCCCCGATCGGCGAGGAAATCATGCAACGGCTGCGCTACTTCGAGAACCTGGCGGCCCACATGAAGGCGCACATCCACTCGCTGAAGGGCGTGCTGGGACGGCACGGCATCGCGGCTCCGCGCATGCCGCATTTCCCGCCGCTCCGCAGCGTGCTCGGGCACCACGACGCGAACGACCACACCTAGGGCTACATCAGAGGGGGGCGAAAGAGCGCAAGCGGTTCGGGTAGGGGCGCGCCTGGCTAGCGCGCAGCGACCAGGTAGCCTCTGGTTCCCGAGAGGCTCCGCCGGCTCGAGCTCCCAAACACAGAGCGCCCCGCCGCGGTCGGTAGGACCTGGGGCACGGAGACAAAGTCCCCTCGAGGCCGGCGCGGCACCAGCCTCGAGGGGCGGCAGCGCCTTCGGGCGCGGGGTATATGCAGCAGATCGAGCTCACGCCTGTTCAGCGGGCTGAGCGCCAGTACACCGCAGTCACCGCGGAAACCTGCCGGCGCTCGCTCCGCAAGTTCCTGAAGCGCGTCTGGCCGGTGGTCGACCCCAAACCGTACGTCGAGGCCTGGCACATCGACGCCATCTGCGACCACCTGGCGTACGTCGCGCTCGGCGACATCCAGAACCTGATGATCAACATTCCCCCGCGCATGACCAAGAGCTCGGTGGTCAGCGTGGCGTTCCCGGCCTGGGTGTGGACGGACATGCCCGAGATTCAGTTCCTGGCGGCGTCTTACCAGCAGGACCTGGCCAACGGCGACGCCATCAAGATGCGCCGCATCATCGAGTCGCCCTGGTACCGCGCGCGCTACCCGCAGGTGGTCCTCCTCAGCGACCAGAACCGGGTGGACGACTTCCGCAATAACCACGGCGGCTACCGGCAGACCACCTCCACCGGCGGCGTAACGACCGGTCTGGGCGGGGACTGGCAGCTGCTGGATGACCCACACAACGCGGCCACCATCGAATCCGATGCCGTACGCAAGGGAGCGGTCTTCTGGCACGACAACGCCTGGCGCTCCCGCGTCAACGACCCCAACAAGGCCCGCCGCGTGTACGTGGGCCAGCGCACCCATGACGGAGACATCTTCGGCCACGTCCTGGCAGTCGAGGGCAAGCGCTGGGTCCACCTCAACCTCCCCATGGAGTTCGACGGCGCCAGGCGCTGCACCACCCACCGCAATCGGGGGGATGGCCCCATCGGCTCGCCCATCTTCGTGGACCCCAGGCAGAAGGCCAACAGCCTCCTGTGCCCCGCGCGCTTCGATGAGCACACCGCCGAGCGGGAAAAGGCCGCTACCAGCCAGAGGACCTGGAACGGCCAGTACCAGCAGCAGCCCGAGGGCGCCGGCGGGGTCATCCTCAAGAGGAAATGGTGGCGGAAGTGGGAGCATCCGCCGTGGCACCCGCAGTATCGGACCGCCGAGAAGGAGATGCCGGAGTTCCTGGCGGTGCTTCAGGCCTACGACACGGCTTTCGAGGACAGCGAGCAGGACAGCTACACCGTCCGGACGACCTGGGGCCTGTTCGAGCACGCGGACGTGCTCAGGCGCCCGGGCAAGGCCAAAGGCAGCGAGGTGGTGATCGAGCTCGAGCCCAAGATCCACGCCATGATCCTCGAGCGCAAGAAGTGGCGGCCGTCCTTCGGCGCCCTGGTGGACGATGCCGTCGATGCCTTCAACCAGTGGGAACCCGACCGGGTGCTGGTCGAGAAGAAGGCCTCGGGCCACTCGCTGGTCCAGGAGCTGCGACGCAAGGGCATCCCGGTGAGGGCCATCAAGATCCAGGGCGACCTGGTCTACCGCGCGCACTTGGCGAGCCTGCCGCTCGAGAAGGGCAGCATCTGGTACCTCGAGCGCAACTGGGCGATGGACCTGATCGAGGAGTGCGCCAAGTTCCCGAACGTGGACTTCAACGACCAGGTGGCGAGCTGCGTCATCGCGTGGATGTACATGCGCCGCTACATGGACCTGCAGATCGAGGACGACGACGACACCGAGGAGCTCGAGCTCTTCAACCCGCGAATCCTGCGCAACCAGAGGGCTGGCTACTATGGCTAACAAGTCGGAAATGACCGTGGACGTGCAGCAGGCGCTCGACTCCCAGCCGCACCACTCCGCTGGGCTCACTGCATTGGTCGGCAGGCTGTTTCACTGCATGTACGGGCCGGAGCGCGCCTACTTCGAGTTTCCGTACGATCGGCTGGGGCCGGAGCACGTCGTGGTGCGCATCGTGTACTCGACCTGGGGATACACCGCTCCGAGGGGCCCAGACGCCGAGCGGCTCATCTGCTGCGCGCTGTGGGAGGACTTCAAGCGCGCCTACAGCCATCTCGCCAACGTCGGGTACTGGAATTCGGTGCTCTTTTGGCGGCTCAGCCCGGAGCTCGTGTGGTCGCAGTCAGACGACCGGGTAAAGGTGCGCACGCGGTTGGCGATACCGGGTCTCCGCCTCGATAGCTACGAGGGGTTCTGGCCGGAGGGTGGCCAATGCCCGAATCTTGGAGTAGCGTCCGCCGCACAATCACAAGCGGAGGTCCCATGAACCCGATCAGAACTCTCGACCTGCCTCAGTGGCGCTGCCACAAGGTCGTGGGGGCATTCAAGATCGGCGGGATCGAGCTCTCGACACGCAAGGGCATGATCCAGGTCTACGAGGTGTCCGACGCGCCGCGGGAGCAGGTGCCTTACGCGGTCGTGCCCCGAGAGGCCTTCCGCGCTCGAACGCCGGACAACTCGCGTCCGCTGGGCTTCCCCGACGAGTACGTCGGCGGCTACCTGGTGCAGTACGAGGACGGCTACCTGTCCTGGTCGCCGGCCGAGGCGTTCGAGAAGGGCTATACGAGGATCGAGTGACCGCAGCCTGGTTCGTCACCGTGGTGGGGATTGCCACCGCAGTGGTGGTGGTCACCGACGTCCTGGTGCTGGTCGTGGTCACGCTGATCTCGCGCCGCCCGCGCAGGCCTCCGCCGCCCGAGCTATTCCTGCCCGACGGCTGGCGCACCTGGCACTCGGACGGACGCGGGTACAGCCGCCAGTACCGCTGGCACCACGGCCGCTGGCGCGAGATACCAGGCCAGCGGGTGCCGGAGGCGGAGCTCGACGAGTCGTGAGCGTGCTATTCGCCTTCGGGCAGATGTTGCACGTGACGCTGATCGACCATATCCTCGGCCCCGTGCCGACCACGCAGACTCCGGGGAGCCAGTTGCGCGTCACCAAGACAGCCCGCGGCGCGGAAGTGTTCGAGGGCGCACCCTGTAAGCGCGGCACGACGCTCAAGTACCTGTCGACCCGGAGCTGCGTGAAATGCGCGCGCGACGCTGCCGCCCGGCAGCTCGAGCGCAGGCGGCAAGCCCGAGCAGCTTCCAAGGGAGTTCAGCCATGACCAAGAGACTTTCCACCGCGCTGGGAATCGCGTCGCTCTGCACCGCGTTCGCCATCGCCGTTCTCTGCGTGACCGCACTGACACCGATACGCCACGCGCCGACAATCACGCCGGCCCACGCGGCGCCAGCGTCGGAGGCGCCGGAGCCGGCTCACCAGACCCTCGCGGAGGGCCAAATGCTGGTGGGTAGCCAAGTCATCGCCGGCGACTGTGTCTATCCGGATGAGACAGCCGCGGCGGCTGAGCAGCCTCCGTGCCAGATTCACCCGGGGTCCTTGATCACCTTCCCGAGGTTCGCGACCGGTACGGTGACGACCGTCGAGCCCGCCAAACCGCCGATAGGCACGGTGACCATCCACTCGAGCGACCCCGACCACCCACTGCGGTGTCCACGCCAGACCGAAGGCACGATGACCTGCGTCGAGATGGCCGACGGCTCGCTGCTCTGGAGCACGGGGCCACTACCACCGCCGATCAGCTGATGCGCGAGGGACCTGTCACGGTCCTGGTGAGCTGCGCCCTGGTGATGATCGTGCTGTGCGTGCTCGTCATCTCGATTGCAGGGTGCTGCTCGCCACCTCCCGCGCGCGCCGCGGTGGACTACCGCTGCGACGACCCGAACTGGTGCAACCGCATGACCTGCACGGCGGCGCCTGGCGAGTACCCGGTGTGCCAGACCACGGCCATGGCGTGCATGCGGCCGGCGACCTGTCCGAACGTGGAGCTCAGGAGCGGCAGGTGGTGATCGTCCCGCACCGGCTGAACGGGTGGGTCGAGCCGTACGCCGTGCGGGCGGCGTACGAGCAGTGGCTTATCGGGCGCACGCAGCCGTCGGTCTACGCCACCTCCGCGCGCGGCCCCCAGCTGCCGGCGTGCCCATAGGCTTCGCTCCGCCCGCGCTCCTTGCCGCCCTGCTCCGCGAGCTCGGGCCCATCCCAGGCCACGACTTCGCGATGTCCGCGCGCTGCCACTTCTGCGGCGTAACCCAGGAGGAGGTCGAGAACAACCTGGCGCCGAAGCACTGCCTGATGCGCCGCAAGTTCGAGCGCGACCAGCAGCCGCGCGGAGGGATGCCGTGAGCGCCTTTAGCACCCCCATCAAGTACTCGTTCAGCAACGTCTGGGCGGTGGTCATCCTGCGCTCGCTCGACGTCTTCTGGGCCTGCGTCATCTGGCGCGACTACGACATCACCATCTCGAGTTACACCGGGCTCGAGCTCCGGAAGCCCAAGCCGCAGCTGTGGGCGCGCGTGCTCGGGTGGGTGCTGAACCACATCCAGAAGGACCACTGCGAGGGCGCGATCGCCGCCGACATCGAGCGCGCGCGGGACGCCCTGACAATCCTCGGCGTCGAGGACGAGGCCTCCAAGGACGGCCCTCCGTAGCGCGGGCGACGCGCTAACGCTACACTCCGCGCCATCCGCAGCCGCACCGTAGTGCCTGCTGCACCAACTGGAGGGCCTCAGGGCCCCAGGAATTGGTGTGCCAGGCGAAGTGATCCAGCTGCGTCCGACCCAGCCCGTCAACTACAAGGCGGCCGGCAGCCAGTTCACCCAGAATCCCGACGGTACCGAGCTCGTCAACTTCGGCGGCCCGGAGATGGGCAGCGAAATCTCGGGCCTGAGCTCGGACGAGCGCCCCGACCAAGGGTCTTTCAGCGAGAACCTGGCCGAGAACATGACGCCCGGGCAGCGCCACAACCTGGCCGGGAAGCTCTGCGAGTACTGCCGCGTCGACCTCGACAGCCGCAAGGACTGGGAGGAGCTCACGCGCCAGGCGCTGACGCTGATGGGCGTGGTCAAGCTCGACGTCGCGCGCCTGCCGTTCCTGGGCGCCGCCGCGGTCCAGCACCCCGTGATCGCCGAGGCGGTGGTGCAGTTCAACTCCAACGCCATCGAGGAGTTCTTTCCGCCCACGGGGCCCGTGAAGGGCGATCCGCTAGGGGACGTCACCGAGGACATCGAGGACGCGGCCGAGCGTGCGTCCCAGTACATGAACTACTACCTCACGGTGGAGGACACGGGGTACTACGCGGACAAGGACCAGTCGCTTTTCTACCTGCCACTGGCGGGCTCCATCTTCACCAAGGCGTGGCTCGACCCCCGCGATCAGCTCCCGCGCGCCAGGTACGTGAAGGCGGACGACTTCATCGCCCCCTACTTCGCGCGCGACCTCGAGAACTGCAAGCGCTACGCCCACCGCTACTGGCTCGAGGGCGGGGAAATCGCCAAGGCCATGGCGCTCGGCGAGTTCATGCAGATCAACCTGCCGCGCCCGGGCCTGGAATACGGCGACACCGAGCGCATGGACCAGCAGGCCGACCGCACCACGCAGTCGCTGCACGAGGACGATGAGCTCTACGAGATCCTCGAGTACCACATCGACCTCAACCTGCCGGACGGCGTGGACGAGTTCGACGACGGCGGTCTTGAGCTCCCCTACATCGTGGTCTGCGACAAGACCACCAACGAGATCCTGTCCATCCGGCGCAATTGGAAGCAGGAGGACGAGAACCGCAAGAAGCGCGTGTGGTTCGCCCACTACAAGTTCCTGCCGGGCCTGGGCTTCTACGGGTGGGGCTTCCTGCACGTCATAGGCTCCCTGGCGGACGCGATCAGCGGCAGCTTGCGCGCACAGCTTGATTCGGCGCTGTTCGCGACCGTCCAGGGAGGCTTCCGTGCCAAGGACGGCGTCAAGAAGGGCGGCTCAATCGCCATCCAGCCCGGCGTCTACAAGGACATCGACGCGAGCACGGAGGAGCTCCAGAAGACCTTCTACACGCCGCCGTACAAGGAGCCGTCCGCCGCCCTGACGCAGCTCTTCGAGGCCATGGTGTCGGATGCCCGCAGGTTTGCCTCGCTCACCGAGGTGCTGGTAGGCCAGGCCGACAACAAGGCGCCCGTCGGGACCACCCTCGCGCTCATCGAGCAGTCGATGAAGCTCTTCACCGCGGTGCACAAGCGCATCTTCGCCGCGGCGCGCGAGGAGTTCCGGATGCTGCGCGAGCTCATCCACGACTTCTCGCCGGCGCCGCAGTACCCATACCACATGGAGGGCCAGCGCCAGGTCGCGTTGAAGCAGGATTTCGGCGACCACGTGTCGTTCGTGCCGGTGGCGGACCCGAACATCATCTCGGACGTGCAGCGCATCGCGCTCGCCCAGGCGGTGCTCGAGGTGGTCGAGAAGAACCCGCAGCTCTACGGCCCGGAGCAGCAGGTCGAGGCCCACGCGCGCTTCCTCAAGGCGCTCAAGGTCCCCGACTGGCAGAAGCTCGCGCCGAAGCTCCCGCAGCCGACCTACATGGACCCGGTGGGCGAGAACGCGATGATGATGACCGGGAAGCCCGTGCGCGCGTACCCGGGGCAGCGCCACGACATGCACCACCAGGTGCACCAGTTCCAGATCGAGCAGGCGCGCAACACGCTGCCGCCCGATCAGTTCCAGCACGTCTACATGGTTCTCGCCTCCCACATGCGCGAGCACCAGGTGCTCCAGGAGATGGAGCAGATCAGCGCGACCATGAAGCAGTCCCACGGCGTCCCACTTCCCCCCACCGACATCTACGGGACGAACCAGGACCAGGACCCCAAGGTCGAGATGGCCATTTCCATCCTGGCCGCACAGTCGTTGCCGCCCGTGCCACAGGCCATGCCGGGATCCGCGGCCGCGCTCGCCCAGGGCCAGCAGCCCGGAGACCCGCAGCAGCAGGTCCAGCAGGACATCCAGGCGTCCCAGGCCAAGATCCAGGCCTCCATCCAGGGCAAGCAGGCGGAGTCGCAGGCCAGGATCGAGCGCGACACCCACCAGTTCGTGGCCGACTACAAGCAGCGCGAGCTCGAGCACGCGCAGCGGCTTCGGCAGCTTGAGGAGGAGCACCAGGCCCGGATGCGCCAGATCGACCAGGACACGGCGACGTCCATCCTGCGCAAGCACGCCGAGCACACGGTCGAGCAGCGCCACCAGCGCGTCATCCACCTCTCGGCACTCGCCCGCGGGCGCGAGGAGCACGAGCAGGGCCTCCGAAACAGCCGGCAGACCACCCGTGAGTCGCTGGCGTCCAAGCGCGCCGCCCGTAAGGCGCTCAACGGCCATGGCCGCAAGAAGGCCGCATGACCGTCCGCGAGCTCGAGCAGGGCGTGATCGGCGGCTTTGCCAGCGAGGGCGATGCGCTCTCGTTCTGGGCACGGTTGCGCGATCGCGAGCGCTACGCGGTCTACGAGGTGAACATCGGCTTCACCCACGGCGCGCCGGCGCAACGCCCGGTGTGCTGGCTGGTGCTCACGCGCGGCGTCACGCAGCCCAAGCTGGAGGGCACCACGTGATCGCCCGCCCCGCCGTGCGCAACCAGGTCCGCCCAGGCCTGCACAAGGTCGTGCAGTCAGGCGGCAACCACGTGCAGAAGGCGCGCGCGTTCCTCTTCTCGCGCCACCCCAACGGCTTCGGCATCCCGCCGGCGAAGTTCGCCGCGGCGAGCCAGGAGACCGGGGCGTCGTTCGACCAGCTGATGCAGTTCATCTCCCGCATGTACGCCGGAGGTGCGCAGTCGTCCCTATTCCGCGGCCAGGACATATCCGCCGCCGCAGGCAACCAAGGAGCCACGCAATGACCCGTGCAGCGACCGATCGCCCCACAGGGGCCAATGGCCTCGAGCGTCCGAAGGCGGGCGGCGAGCATTCAGACGCCCTCGAGTCGGGCATGCCGCACGACGCCGCGAGCGAAGGCGCCGGCAGCTCCGACAAGGGCACGGGCTACAAGCCCGCCGGGGGCGAGACCAGCGAGGAGCGCGGCAACTACGGGTCGGTCGAGACCGGCAACGCCAAGGGCGCCGCCGGTGCGATGCCGAGCACCAGCCGCATCAACGGCGCGCGCGGGACGGTCGGCGACGGCCGCGGCTCGTCCGGCAAGTACAGCGGCACGATGGGCTCGGGCTCCAAGGGCGAGCCGAGCGTGTCCCGCTGCAAGGGCGCGATGGGACAGGTTTGAGCACCCTCCCGCTCCACCTGCAGGTCCTGCGCGCGATGAAGCGCCGCCTCGAGGAGAGGCAGCGGGACCTGCAGGTCAGGGTGGGCAAGGGGCTCGAGGACCGCGAGTACCAGCGCCACGTCGGCCGGATAGCCGAGATCGACGTGGGGCTGAAAGCGGTCGAGGAGTTGATGGCGGGTGGGTTGAACCTGATCGAGGACGAGGAGCAGACGGTACGTGAGCAAGCAAGAGAACGCCGCGCGCAGCAGCGCCGTCAGACAGGCCATTAGCAACATGGAGGCCGGGAGACCGGCCATCGAGCCCGAGCTCAAGCCGGTCACCGCGGAGCTGCTCGAGCGCCTGGGCCACGCGCTGCTCTGGAACATCGTGGTCGAGCCGTACATCCCGAAGCAGCGCGGCCTCCTGGTGAAGGCGCCCATCAGCATGGACGCCGAGCGAATCCTGTCGCAGGTCGGCCGCATCGTGCTGATCGGCTGCTTCGCCTGGCGGAGCAAGACCGCCTCAGGCCTCGACCTCGCCGAGGAGGTGCACAAGCCGAAGGTCGGCGATTACGTGCTGCACGAGCAGTACGCGGGCACCGAAATTCACCTCACCACTGGACACATGCTCCGGATCATCACCGAGACGGAGTGCAAGCTCGCGGTCAAAGACCCCGAGCTCATCAGGGCCTGGCTGTAGGCCCACAACAGCGTACGCACTGCGTGCGCGGGAGAGCGTAGATGGCTGGTAAGAAGCGACGGAATGTGAAGACCCACCCGCTGGTGCGGGGGGAGCGGGACGCTGCGGACGACTTCATGCCGCCCGACCGTCCCGACGTGGCCGCGGCGAGCGAGACGGAGCCTGATGGCACCGCCGAGGTCATCGACGTCCTGGGCGATGCGCGCCCGGGAGCCGTAGCGACCCGTGACGCCGATGGAGACGACGCCGGCGCCGGCGACGACGCGCCCGCCAGCCAGGTGATGCGCCGGGAAGAGCCCGCGGAGCCCGCGCCGGCGCGGCGCCAGGAGCGTGACGACCGTGCCGTGGCGCGCCAGCGCGCGCGCGCCGCGGATGACGGCGACGATGACGACCGCGGCTACTCCGCCAGGGTGCAGAAGCGCATCCGGCGCGAGCGGGCCATCGTCAACCGCGAGCGGGCCCTGCGTGAGCAGACCGAGCGGCAGCTGGCCGAGGAGCGCACCGCCCGGCAGGAGCTCGCCGACCGGGTGCTCCAGATCGAGCGCACCAGCACCAAGGTCGCCGCCGACCAGGACGTGAAGGCGCTCAAGGCACAGATCGAGGCGCTCATCCCGCAGATTGCGGCCGCGACCGAGGCGGGCGAGACCCAGAAGGCACTGACGCTGCAGATCAAGCTGGGCGAGCTCCAGGGCGACCTCAAGGTCAAGGAGTACGACCTCACGCTCAGGGCTCAGAACGCCCGCATCGTCGAGGAGAACGAGCGCAAGGCCAAGCAGGAGCGCGAGGCGGCCGCGGCGCGCGCGGCAGCTGGCGGTGGCGACACGCTCACCGCCGAGCAGAAGGAGCGGGCGACCGACTTCACGCGCGCGAACCGGCGCTGGTGGCGGCGCGACAAGGAGGCCAAGGAGGTCGCGCTCGCAATCGACCGGGAGATCATGGGCGAGATCTCGGACGGGGAGCTCGACTTCGAGCCCTACTCGGACGAGCACATCGAGGAGCTCGCCGAGCGCCTGCACGAGGAGTTCCCGGAGCTCGAGATTCGAGACCTCGAGCGCGAGCCCTTCGAGTTCGACGACCAGGACGACGGTGACGGTGATAGAGGCGGCGCCCGTGGCGATCGCCGAGGAGCACGTGTGGACAACAGTCAGCGGGGCGCGCGGCGCCAGATGAACGGTAACCGGGCTCCGACCGGGCGTCTTGGCCAGCAGCGTCAGACCGACAACGAGGTCGAGATGGCGCGCCAGGGGAGGGTCCGCCTCACGGAGGCCGACTTCAAGGAGATGCGCATTTTCAAGATGGACCCCAACAACCCCGAGCACAAGAAGGCATTCGCCCAGCAGCGCGCCAGGACCATCCTCGAGCGCGCCCAGCAGGCTGATGACCAGAGAGGAGCACGCTAAATGGCCGGCCCACGCAAGAATGCCCCGCGCGAGCGCGTCGAGGGCGAGCTCATGGCTCCCGAGGTCCTCGAGGCCCGCGTCCGTCGCGCCGAGGCCCAGCGCGGCCAGGCGGCCGAAACCAAGCGCCAGAAGCGCACCCCCATCACGCGGCAGGTGGCCGGGCTCGACAACGACGCCCACCACAACCGCAACGAATCTGCTCGTCAGGCCGACGCTCGAGAAATCGTCGACCGTGACAGTGAGATGCCCACCGTGTGGCGACAGCCGCAGCGCCTTGATGCCCCGCCTCCTCGGCCTGGGTACAGGAATCGCTGGGTGAGCCTGCGGACGGACAACACCGAAGATGCCGAGCACCTGGAAGAGATGCTCGACGAGGGTTGGCGCCCCGTTAAACGCTCGAGAGTGCGACGGGTGCATGAACTGACGGCCAGCTCCCATGGGAAGTACGGGCAGTACTACGTCAAGCGCGGGTTGATCCTCATGGAGATCCCGGAGCGCATCGCCGTCCAGCGAGACCGCTTCTACCGGGACCAGACACGGGCCCAGAACAAGGGCGTCGACCGGAATATGTTCAAGGTCGATAACCGCTACATGCCGCTGCTGAAGCCTGAGCGTCGGACTCAGGTCAGCACGCGCGCGCGGCGCGGGCGCCTAGAGGTTGCTGGGGACGAGGGATTCGATGCCGCGGAGGCCTGAGGGCCCCTGGTGACTCACCACTGAACCCAACCAAAGGACCATTCCATGGCAAACGTAAATGCCCCGAACGGCTTCCGGGTCGCAAAGCACCTCACGGGTGGCATTGCGGTCCGCCGCCGTCGGTACTACATCGCCGGCGGGTACGCGGCCAACATCGCCCAGGGCGATATGGTCGAGCTCGTCGTCGGTGGGCCGAAGACCATCCAGCGCCCGGGCGCGGCGACCGATCGCCTGCTCGGGGTTTTCGATGGCTGCTACTACCTGGACCCCAACCAGTCGCAGCCGCAGTACAACCGCCTCTGGCCCACCGGCCAGGCCATCGTCGCGGGGAGCCAGGCGCAGGCCTGGGTGCACGATGACCCCAAGGCGCTCTTCGAGGCGCAGATGTCGCTCGCGTTCGCGAACACGTACATCGGCGCGCTCGCCAACCTGGTGATCGGGGCTGAGAACCTGCTCACCAAGACCAGCGCGGACGCGGTCGATTCGACCACCGCCGCGGCCAACTCGGGCGCGAACCTGCGCATCGACGACCTGGTCAACCGGCCCGACGTTTCAGTCGGCAACTACGCCCGCGTAATTGTGGCGATCGCGCTGCACTACTACGGCGGCCTGATGACGGGCGTCTAGCCCCCACCAGCTAACCGGCACCACACACAAGGAATCGCGAACATGATGAATCGGAGCGACTTCCGCCGGCAGCTTCAGGAGGGCCTGAACGCTGTTTTCGGCATGGAGTACGACCGCTACCAGGAAGAGTGGCGGGACATTTTCGACGTGGAGACGTCGCAGAAGGCCTACGAGGAGGACGTGCTGATGTACGGCCTCGGCGCAGCGCCGGTCAAGGACGAGGGCGACTCGATCCAGTACGACGAGGGCGCGGAGAGCTACACGGCGCGGTACAACCACGAGACGATCGCGCTGGGCTTTGCCATCACCGAGGAAGCGGAAGAGGACGGCCTCTACGGCTCGATCGGGCAGAAGATGAGCCGCGCGTTGAGCCGCAGCTTCCTGCAGACCAAGGAGGTCAAGGGAGCGAACGTGCTGAACAACGGCACCTCGGCGAGCTACCCCGGTGGCGATGGCGTGGCGCTCTTCTCGACCGCCCACCCGCTGGCCAACGGCTCGGTGCTCTCGAACGTGCTGGCCACCCCGGCTGACCTGGCCGAGGCCTCGATGGAGGCGCTCGCCATCCAGATCAGCGCGTGGACCGACGAGCGGGGCATCCCGATCAAGCCGGACATCGTGCGGCTGATCATCGCGACGAACCTCCAGTTCATCGCGACCCGCCTGACCATGACCCCCTACCAGCCCGACACCGGCGACAACAACATCAACGCGATGTTCAAGCTGGGGACGATCCGGGAAGGGTTCACGGTCAACCACCGCCTCACCGACCCGCGCTTCTGGGCGTTCAAGACGAACGTGCCGGACGGCCTCAAGCACTTCGTGCGCAAGGCCATCTCGGGCGGCGTCGAGGGCGACTTCGAGACCGGCAACATGCGCTACAAGAAGCGCGAGCGGTACAGCTTCGGCTGGACCGACTGGAGGGGCGCCGCGTCCGGCGGAGTCTGAAGGAGCGAAGCGGCGGCGCGCGAAAGAGACCTAGTGCGTCGCTTACCTGGCCGGGCGGACTCACCTCCGCCCGGCATTTTCCTAGGGTCTAACTGACGCGGTAGCCAACCCGCGGCTCAAAGGAGCCTGTCACATGACCACTCGACACACGATTTCCCGCGCTGACACGCTGTACTCGCAGCGCGCTTACTACCCGCCGGCGAACCCGCTGCCGGGCCTGCCGATCAGCCCCACCAACTACGTCAACTTCGGCGCGATTGCGGCGGCCTCTGCCAACGCCATCTGCACGAACCAGGCGTCCGGCGCCGGCAACGCGCTCAACATCAACGGCGCCCTCGCGGCCGCGGGTGTCGCCACCATCCCCACGCCGCGCAACGTCGTGGCTGCCTGGACCACGGCGGCGCAGATCACCGTCACCGGCACGGATTACTACGGCCAGCCGCAGACCGAGCAGTCGGGCGGCGGCGTCACCGCCTTCACCGGCAAGAAGGCCTTCGCCACGATCACCGCCGTCACCTTCTCGGTCGCGGTCACCGCGGCCACCGTCGGAACCGGCGTCAAGATCGGCCTGCCGTACCTGGTAGGCGTCAACGGCATCCTGGACGCGCTCACCGACAGCCTCCCCGACGTGGGCTACACCCTCGTCGTGGGCGACCAGACGAGCCCGGCGACGTCCACCACGGGTGACGTGCGCGGGACCATCGCCGCGACCACGGCGCCCAACGGGGCGCACCAGTACGCGGTCAACCTGGTGGTCTACGACCGCACGGGCGGCGTCGACCAGAAGTCGGGTGCCTACGGCGTAACCCCGGCTTAAGGAGTCCCACATGCGTACCGAAGTCGTGGTGTCGCTGGCGGCACTGGGCGCGAGCGCCTGGGTCCCGGTGAACTACCACCAGCGGAACTTCAAGCTGAGCCTCGCGGCCACCATGGACAACGGCGCCGCGCTTGGGACGGGCACCTGGAAGATCCAGCTCACCGACGACGACCCGAACCTGTCGCTGCCGATCACACCCACCAGCATCACGCGCGCCGCGGCCGTCGCGACCGTCGTGCAGCCTGGGCATGGTCTGCGGACCGGGGACTGCGTCATCGTCTTCGGGAGCGGGGATCCGGTGAACCTCGACACCCAGGGCTCCGACGTGACCGTGGTCGACGCCAACACGTACACCTACGCGGTGCCGAACGCAGGCCTCCTGGCGGCGCTTCCCACCGTGAGGCTGATCACGCTGAGGGTGCTCGACCACGCGACCATGACGGGGCTCACGGTGGCGACCTACGGAAGCCTCGAGGACCCGGTGCGCGCGGTACGTTCGCGCGTGACCGTGGCCGGGGCGGGGAATCTGCGGCTGGTGGTGACCCAGGCGCAGGGCGGAACGGGCGGATAGCCCGAAGGGGGAGCGACGTGATGCGGAAAGTCGTAATCGCCTTGATGCTCGCGGCGCTCCCCGCGCTCGCCTGCGCCCAGAAGGTCTCGACCCTGCCAGCGGCGACCACGCCGCTCGGCGGGAACGAGGTCATGCCGTGCGTCCAGTCGGGCGCGTCCTTCGGCTGCAAGGCCTCCTCGATCGGCCTGGCGGGCGTTTCCCTGATCACGGGCGACTGCACGGCTACCGGAGCCGGCGTCATCACGTGCATCTCGACCAACGGGGTGCCGTTCGGCACCTTCGCGACACAGAGCTATGCCAGCCCGCCAGCGATCGGCGGGACGACCGCTAACTCCGGGCGCTTCTCCTCGCTCACAGACACCGGCATCACGGGCCTCAACCAGTGCCTGCACGCCAACAGCTCGGGCGTCATCTCGGGAACCGGCAGCGATTGCGGCTCCGGTGGTGGTGGCGTCACGGCCACGGGCTCGCCGGTAAGCGGAAACCTGACCAAGTGGTCCGGCAGCAACACCATCACCAATGGCGACCTGGCGGGCGACTGCACGACCTCGGGGACGCTTTCGATCACGTGCCTTAAGACCAACGGCAGCAACTTCGTCGCGAGCGCCACGACCGATACCACCAACGCGAGCAACATCACGAGCGGCACCCTGGGCGCTGGGCGCATGCCGCTCGGCATCACGGCCACGCCGAGCTCCGGCCAGCTCCTCATCGGGAACGCCGGCGGGACCGCCTACGCTGCCAATAGCCTCAGCGGCGACTGCACGATCACCTCCGCGGGCGCGATCACGTGCCTCAAGGTCAACGGCGTGTCGTTCGCGACGTCGGCTACCACCGACACCACCAACGCCTCGAACATCACCTCGGGGACGCTGGGAGCGGCCAGGATGCCACTAGGCATCACGGCGACCCCATCGGCAGGGCAGCTGCTGATCGGAAACGCCGGGGGTACGGCGTACGCCGCAAACAGCATGACTGGGGACTGCGCCATCACCTCGGCCGGCGCCGTCACCTGTACCAAGACGAGCGGGACGTCCTTCGGGACGTTCGCGACCCAGAATTACGCCACGCCCCCGACCATCGGAGGCACTACGCCGGCGCCCGGCTTCTTCACCACGCTCTCGGCGACGGGGGCCCTCACGACCAATGTCACCGGCGGCGGCATTCAGTGCCTGCACGCCAGCAACACCGGCGTCGTGACCGGGACCGGGAGCGACTGCGGATCGGGTGGCGGGGCCGTGTCGTCGATATCCGGCGACGGTACGCTGATCACCAATTCGAGCTCGAGTGGCGCGGTCACTCTCACCCTGGGCAACACGGGCCTCGCGTACGGGGTCTGGGGAGGGATCACGGGCTCGAGCGCCGCCCCTGCCTACCACTCGCTCTCGAGCTACCCCGGGGCAGCCTTCCCGACGCTCAATCAGAGCACCACGGGCAACGCCGCGACTGCCACGGCGCTCGCCGCGACGCCCAGCCAGTGCTCCGGCACGCAGCTCGCGAACGGCATCGCGGCGTCCGGGAACGCGAACTGCACGGCCACCATCAACGCCAGCGAGGCGAATGGCGCCGCTTTCCCTGCGGGCGCCGCCCTGGTGGGCACCAATGGCTCGAGCCAGGTGACCGCAGTCACCCTGGCGAACGGCCTGGCTGAGTCGAGCGGGGTGCTCGGCACCACCTACACCATCCGCAGCGTGTCGGGCACCACGGACACGATCGCCTCGACCGACTGCGCCTACGGGGTCAATTACACGAGCTCGAGTTCGGTTGCGATCACTCTCCCGCAGGCTACTGGCAGCTTCGCCGTGTGCACGGTTGAGATCCAGAACACCGGGACCGGCACGGACACCGTCACGCCGACCACCAGCACGATCAACGGCGCCTCGAGCCTCCCGATTCCGCCAGGGCGGTTCTGCTCGATCGTCGCCGTGAGCGGCAACTACCTGGTCAACGGATGCAACGCGGTCACGCCAGCTACCAACCTGGCGGCCGGCGGAGTGGGAGGGGTCACCGGGACCACCGGCGTGGGCAACGGTGGGACCGGGATCGCGAATCCCACGGCCCACAACCTGCTGATCGGCAACGGCTCGAGCACCATGAACCAGCTCGCGCCGTCCTCGACGTCGGGCGAGGCTCTGGTATCCAACGGCTCCTCGTCCGACCCCGGCTACGCGACGACCCTCCCGGGGGTCACGTCGGTCAACGGGACGACCATCGCGGCGTCCGCTGGGACTGCGCCAGGCTCGACGGGCGCCTTCACCGCCGGGGACTGCCTCAAGGTCGGCTCGACCAGCCCGCTCGAGATTCAGGACCAGGGCGCGGCCTGCGGCTCCGGTGGCAGCGGAATCACCCAGCTGACCGGGGACGTCACGGCGGGCCCGGGATCCGGGTCCCAGGCTGCCAGTGTGGTCAAGGTGAACGGCGCGGCGGTGGCCGCGAGCGCGAATCTCCTCGCCAGCAACTCGTCCAGCCAGATCGTGAGCGCGAGCCTCACGCAGTACGACCTGTTTTCCGGCGGGGCCTCAAACGCGCTCAACCAGATCGCGCCGAGTTCCACTGCCGGCCAGGTGCTCATATCGAACGGGAGCTCGTCCCAGCCCGGCTATTCGGCCAGCGCCGCGGGCCTGACGAGCGCCAACGGCACGAACATACCGGCGTCCGCGACCCTCCTGGTGAGCGGTGGCGCTCTTGGGACGCCGAGCTCCGGGACCGCGACGAATCTGACCGGGCTTCCAGTCGGAGGTATCGCCTCGATCGGAGCCAATACCGTCGTAGCGAACGCGACCGGCTCCAGCGCCTCTCCCACGGCCGTAGCGGTCTCGTCCCTGACGATGTCGCAGCTGCAGGCCGCCACCACGTTCACCGTGTCCGGGACCGGCTGCACGCCCTCGGCGCACACCGGGACGGCATTCGCCGGTACTGTCACCCTCGCGAGCGGGCCCTGCACCTCGATCACCGTCACCATGAACGGGGCGACGGGATTCACCGCGACCACCGGCTACCACTGCAACGTGGGCGACCGGACCACCCAGAACGCCGGGACCTGGATCCCCATGTGGGGCGAGAGCGCGACGTCGACCAGCACGGCGACCATACCCATACCGGCGGCGGCGGGCGTGACCGACGTCATCTCGTTCCAGTGCACGCCGTACTGACATGAGCCTCATCACACGCCGCGGGTTCCTAGGCCTCCTCGCCGCGCTGTGCCTGTCTGGCATCGCGCAGGGCGCCATCACGCGCGTCGGCGTCGTCACGGCGAGCGCCACCACCTGCACCTTCACCACCCACCAAGCGGGCGACTTCCTGGTCGTGTGGGCGGTGCGCGGAGGGTCCACGACCGCTCCGACGCTCCCATCCGGGTACGTCAGCATCCTCACCAAGAGCAACAGCACGGCCACCACGCTCGCCGGAAGGCTGGGCTTCAAGGTCGCGACGACCACCAACGACTCGAGCGGCACCTGGACAAACGCCTCCGAGCTCGTCTGCGCGGTCTACCGACCATCCTCTGGCAACACGATCCTCTTCGGGCAGTTCGCCTCGAGCAGCTCGACCACCGCGACAGTCACCTTCCCTGCGCTGAGCCCCATGGGGGACTCAAGCAGCGGAAACTCATGGGCGCTCGGGCTCGTCGGGGCCAGCAACACCACCCAGGCGATCGGCACCGCCCCGAGCGGAATGACCAATGAGGCGCTGGTCACCGGGGCGAGCTACCAGGCTGCGCTCCATGACACGAACGCAGGCGTCTCTTCCTGGTCTAGCACCACTGCCAACGTCACGAGCACCGGAAGCACCATCTCCGCGACCATCGAGATGGTCCTCCTGCCGAACACCGCCCCGACCAACGTCTATTCGTACATCGGCGGCGGCACGAACTGGTCCGGCAAGGGGGCGGTGGCGAGCACCACCTACAAGCTGCCTTTCCCGAAGGTCAGCGGCACTGGCAACACCGTCGTCTTCGGCTTCACGACGACCGGCGGCATCTCGGTCTCGAGCGTCAGCGGCTCCTGCAACGGCAGCTACGGGTCACCTGTGGTCACGGCCACCGGCGGCAACCTCGACAGCCGCATGTACGTGCTGCCGAACATCACGTCCTGCGCGAGCCCCGAGCTCATCACCGTAACCTTGGGGACGGCTGAAAGCGTCTTCTCGTACTTCATCCTCGAGCTCAACGGGGTGACGACCTCGGCCTTCACGGCCACGAGCGGCACCACCATCCAGAGCCGCGCGAACTCGACGACCCAGAACACCGGGAGCATGACGCCCCCGAACAACAACGCCACGGGCGGCAACATCGTCGTCTCCTGGCACCAGAAGTCCGACACCACGCCGACCACCACCACGACGGAAATCTTTGCTGGGGCCAACTTCGTACCGCTGACGCTCAACAACGCGTACGGCTTCACCGACGGCAACCCTTACGCCGTGCAGCTACAGGTGCAGGGGACCAGCGCGGCGCTGACGCCCGGAATCGTCTCGGTAGCAGACGCCGCTGATAACTGGAACAGCCTCGCCGTCGCGATCAAGGTCGCGAGCGGGTCAGGCACGGCGCCGCCAGCTGGCATCCAGGTCAACGACATCCTGCACATGACCACAGGGCAGTTCCCCGGGAGCGGCACCTACCGCATGCGGGTGCCCTTCTATGGGAATGCTCGGGTTGTCGCCTGCACTGACCCGAATCTCAACACGCTCACCGCCACCGACAGCGAGGGCAACAGCTGGACGGCCGTCTCAACCAGCGGCATCTTCTACTTCGGCAACGCGAGTGCGAACCCGAACCTCGAGGTCTACATCACCGGGGGAGGCGGCGACTCGAACGTCTCCTGGCGCACGGTCGATGTGTCGGGCGCTGCAACGAGCCCGTTCGACGTCGGCGCCCTGATTGCCGACGGCAGCACGGGCACGACCTACACGCCGAGCGCCAAGCCCTCGCCCACCGTAGCGAATGACCTTGTCATCGAGAACGTCGGGCTCGGACAGGGACCGGGAACCGCCGTCACCGCACCTGCTGGGGCAATTTGGGACTTGGCGACCTACACGGGAGAGACCGACATCGACGGCATCGAGAACGCCGACATCATGGCGCACTACAAGGCCAGTTCGACTGGCTCCATCACCTTCACCTACACCGTCGCGAATTCGACGAGCAGCTCGGGCGGCTACATTGCGCTCAAGCAGGCGACGGGCGGGACCTGCACCCACAATGGCTACACCAATGGCGGGGCGAGCGCGCTGCCGAATGGCACGAGCGGCTCCTATGTCGGAAAGTCCGGGAGCTTCGTGACGCCAGACTGCTCGACCATCCAGTACTGGCAGCCGGCGCTCGGTAACTTCGGGACCACCTCCATCTGGGTGCCACCATCGGAGCGCGAGGCCGCCAACGACGGTCGGTACCGCAAGGCCGCGGGGATGCCGTGAGGAGCGTCCTCGCCATCCTGCTAACCCTCGCCGTCACCGCGCCCTGCGAGGCGCGTCACGGGCGTGGCGGCCCCGCAGCGGCGCTCCTTCTGCTGCCGGCCGTCAACAACATCGCCACCAACTGGCAGAACGCGGGCCTGCAGCCCGTCGGAGGTATCCCGACGAGGAGTACGCAGTGCGGTTCCACGGTAAGCCCCAGCGGCCTCACGCCGCCGACCAGCGGGGACGATGCCTCGCTCATCCAGGCAGCGATCAACGCCTGCACCGCTGGCCAGGTCGTGCAGCTGGCCTCGGGCACCTTCAACATCGCCATGTCGGAGGTGATCGTCCTCGGCAAAGGGGTGAGTCTGCGCGGCACGGGCTCCTGTACCAACGGCTCGACGCCGTACTGCTCGACCGCCATCGTGGTCTACAACGGCATGCTGGCGTGGACCGGCGGCCAGTGTGGTGTCGATACCTCGCACGAAGTCGCCTGCACGTCTAACGCCGCGATCGAGGTGCAGCCCTCGGCCGCCGCTAACCAGTTCGACTTCGGGTGGTCCGGCAGCATGGGCCATTGCGGGCTCCTTTCGTCGGCCATTGGCTGCGGAACCCCGGTAGATGCGGACGCGGCGCAAGGCGCGACCACGATTCAGGTGGCGAGCACCACCGGTTTCTCGGTCGGCACCTGGGCGCTGATCGACGAGGCCTCGGGCGCCACCTGGCAGAACGATCCGGTGGGCCCGAACCTGCGCGGCCAGGTCTGGGCGGCGCCGGATTGGCTGAGCGCCTCCCCGAGCCCGGCCACCGGCCGTGTGCAGTGGGACAAGTACGGGAACGGCACCGGAGACATGGGCACCGGCGATTACCCGTACAACAACCCCCACGTCATCCAGTCGCTCTACGATCGCGCCACCTCGGAGATCCACGTCGTCACGGCAGTGGGAGCGGGACCGTGCCCGGGCACCAACTGCACGCTCACCTTCGACGACCCTGTCACGGTCGCCTTCCGCAAGAGCGGCGCCACGACGTTCACCGGTTCGACTTCCGGCACCACGCTCACCACCAGCGGGGATAACTGCACCACCACCGTGGGACAGATTGTCGGGGACGCCACCGACACGCTGCTCGATGGGACCTATGTAACCGCGGTCAACTCCTGCTCGGGCGGCGCTGGCAACTACACGATCAGCCGCTCGCAGACCGTCTCGAGCGAGACCATGTATGGAGGGGCGCACCAGGCGCACGTCTACTTCCCGACCAAGCAGAACGGTACCGCGATGGCCTTCATCAGCCAGGCGGGGGTCGAGAACCTCACCATCTCGAGGCCGACGAGCGGGGGCATCAACTTTCAGTTCTGCGCCTACTGCTGGGCTAAGAACGTCGAGATCGTCAACTGGGGCGGCGGGGCGGTGAATTTCAGCTACACCGTGCGCGACCAGTTCGACACCTCCTTCGCCAATAACTGCGCCTACAGCGTGAACAATGGCGGGGAGTACCCGCTCGGCATCCAGGACGCCTCGACCGAGATCTACATCGTCAACAGCATCACCAGGCTGTGCGGCAAGGGCATGGTTGGCAAGGCCGCGGCGGCCGCCGTGGTGGCCTACAACTACGTGGACGATTCGTTCTACGACTACTGGTCGGCGATCGGCAACTATTGGGAGGACATGAGCGTTAACGGCTCGCACTTCGCTGGCACGCACCACTTCCTCTTCGAGGGCAACTGGGGCAGCAATTGCGACAACGACGATACCCACGGCAACGCGATGTATCACGTCTACTTCCGCAACGACTGCACCGCGCTGCGCACGCCCTTCACCGACCCCAGCATGGTGGCCAACGGACAGAGCGCGAACGCCGCGGTGAATGATGCGGCTGGCACCGGCTGGGAAGTGACCACCGGCCAGCCTGGCTCGGCCGACACCCCAGGGGTCCTGCGCGCGGCAGGCCCGATGCTGCACAACTACTGGCTGGCCTACGTGGGCAACGTGCTCGGGACCTCCGGCACCACCACGGCGGGGAACGGCTGGACGTACTCGGGCGACTACAGCTCGAGCAAGCACATCTGGATGCCGGGCTGGAATTCGGACTCCAACAACCCGACGAAGAGCGACCCGAACATCAATGGCGTGTCGGCCACCTACCTGTTCAAGAGCGGCAACTTCGACTTCCTCAACGGCTCGATCACGGATTGGGCCTCGGGCTATTCGCAGACGCTGCCTAACTCGCTCTACCTTACGTCGACGCCTGCGTTCTTCAGTGCTGGCAGTTGCACGTATCCGTGGCCTTGGATCACGCCGACGGCTTCGCCATACGTGAAGACCAACAGCTGCTCGGGCTCCGGCCTGCCCGCGCAGGCCCGCTGGAACGCGGGCACGCCGTTCGTCCAACCGTAGGGGCAAAGCATGGGAACGTCAGGCACCTACAACTACGGCTCGCTCGTCCGGGAGCTCTTCGACGAGGGCTTCGAGCGCGCTGGGATAGACCTGGTGGCGATCGGGACCTACCACCTCAAGGGCGCGTTCCGCTCGCTGCGCCTCATGCTGAACTCGGAGTGGTCGACTCTCGGCATCCGGCAGTGGCAGATCATGGAGGCGCAGACGCACACGGTCTCGGTGGGCGAGACCAACTTCCTGCTCCCGGTGGGGATGCTGGACATCACCGAGGCGGTGCTGCGCCGGCAGGGCGCTGGCGTCACCCCGGCGGACGTCGAGATGTACCCGATCACGCGCCAGGAATACATGATGATCACCAACAAGCTGATCAAGGGGCGGCCGGATCGCTACTTCGTGGACCGGCAGTTCGGGCAGAAGGTGGTCTACTACTGGCAGGCGGGCTCGAACACCACCGACCAGATCATCTACAACGGCTTCCACCAGAATCAGGACGTGGCGGACAACCTCGCCGCGAACCTCGACATCCCAACTTATGCGAACGAGGCGCTGGTGGCAGGCCTCGCGGCGAAGTTCGCCCTCAAGTGGAACTTCCCTAAGTACCAGGCGCTGATGGAGTATTACGCCGGCCCGCAGTGGTCGCAGAACCCGCTCAACCCCGGCGGCGTCCTGGGGATGCTGCGGACCGAGGACCGCGAGCGCGGTGACATCACCACCTACCCGGCCTTCGAGCCGCGGACTGGCAGGCGCTGATGCTCGAGGGAAAGAAGCTCGAGGACGAGACCGCCGAGACGCTGTGGGCCTCATACGCCGAGACGCAGCTCCCGCCGGTGAGCGAGACCGGCGAGTTCATCCGCGAGGAGCTCCGCAAGGCCTTCTACGCCGGTGGGTGGACCATGCTCGCGCTCGAGCAGCGGCTGCGGCGTGACACGGCTGAGCGCAGCACCGCTCTGCTCGACCGCCACCGCGAAGAGACAGAGGCCTTCCTGCGCAGCGTCGGCGCTGCCGGCCAGCAGCCGCACTGATGGCCAAGCAGTACGCAGTCGGCGCGCGCGCCTGGGGCATCTGCGGCCGCTCGGGCCGGAAGATGCTGCTCAAGGACATGGTGTTCGATGGGCGCTACCCAAACATGCGCGTCGACCCGGACTGGTACGAGGCCAGGCACCCGCAGGAGACGCTCCCGCGCGTCGAGGACCCGGTCGCGCTCTACCGGCCGTCGCCCGAGGTCATCGCCGCGCCCACGGCGCCAGAGCTCTCCATCGACATCGTAGGCGGCTCGCCCCAGCTCACGTGGACCCCGGCCGACTCGGACATCACCGAGATCGCGAGTTACGACATCTACCGCGGGCTGAACGGCGCGACGCCGACGCTGCTCCTCTCCTGCGCCGTCGAGCGGGACTTCCTCGGCGGCATCATCGGGGTCGACGACTGCACGCTCGCGATCCTGCCGGAGCACCCGGGCGACCCGTGGACCAATGTGGTCGAGGATTGCCCGATCATCTACCTCGATGCTGGCGAGTCGCAGCCACTCCTCAACGAGAACGGGCAGCCGCTGCTTAACGAGGACGGCCAGCCGCTCATGAGCGAGGGCGGCCCGCTGCCGCCTGGCGCGTACTGCTACTACATCATCGCGAACCCGATGGGGAACAACATCTCGACCGCGCAGGGCCCTCCATCCGCGCCCTCGAACACGGTCTGCGTGACCATCTCCTCGGCGCTCGACTGGACCTTCCGCGGTGACATCGCCGGCGCGAACGCCATCTACGGCGTGGCGACCGACGGCGCGGGCCTCACGCTCCTCGTCGATGGCGCTGGACACGTCTACGCCTCGACGGACGGTGGCCACACCTGGGCGCTGCGCTCGAGCATCCCGGGCGGTCTGCTGCCTTCCTACGGCAACCTCCAGTACGGGGATGGCGTGTGGATTTTCGGGGCCTACGGCACCGACGTCGCGCGCTCGACCGATGGCGGGAACACATGGTCCACGATCGCCACCGGCATCGCGAGTGCGGGCCAAGGCTGGGTGGGGACAGACGGCGCCGGAAACTGGGTCCTCTGGGGCAACACCGGCCCGGTCACGAACAATTACGCCCACTCCTCGGACGGCGGCGCCACCTGGTCGATGTCCGGGACCTTCGACAACGGCGGGGTCGATACGCCGCCATTCTGGGACGGGGCTCAGTGGGTCGCGCTGGTGCTGAACGCCGCCCAGACGGACACCGTGATCGCGACTTCCGCGGACGGTGCGACCTGGGTGGCGAGCCTCCCGTCCCACGGGCTGGATGTCATCGGCTTCATCGGCGGCCTTTACGTGGGCGCGGACGGCAGCGGCGCGCGCAGCTCGAACACGGCGGATGGCCTCGCGTCGGCGAATCCCGTCGGCGTGCCCGGAATGGGCAACCCTGAGGCGATCGTCGGCACGGCGGGGCTGTACTTCATCTTCGACAACGCCGGGCAGGTGTTCAACTCGCCGGACTTCCAGAACTGGTTCCAGGGCGTCGCCAACCTCGCGGGCGGCGAGTCCGTGGCGCGCGCGGGGAACGTCGCCTATGACGCCGCCAACGCCTCCTACATCGCCGGCGGCAACGCTGGGTCAGTGATTACCTACCCATGATCCCCTACTGGACCTACACGACCCTCGCCCAGGCCCTCCAGGACTGGCCGGTGCACAGCTCCTCCAAGTACCTGGCGAACCTGCCGAACATCATCGGCCTGGGGGAGCGCAGGCTCTGGGGCGACCTCAACGTCGAGGAGTACGACGTCGACGACACCACCACGGTGCAGTCGGTCATCGGCACCCCGCAGATCGCCAAGCCGGCCGATTCGCTCCAGGTGCGAAACGCGGGGCTCATCATCGCTGGCGTCTACATCCCCCTCGAGCAGCGTTCGCTCGACTACTGCAAGCTCTTCGCAGCAGGCGTCGGCGCCAACGCCCAGCCGCAGTTCTGGGCCGAGCTCAACTACCTGCAGATATACGCCGCTCCGACCCCAGACCAGGCCTACCAGATGGCCTTCCACTACATGGGGACGCCGGCGGAATCGCTCATGCCCACCGCGCCGAACGCGACGACCTGGCTCTCGCGCGTGGGCCCCGATGCGCTGCTCGCCGCCTGCCTGGCGGAGGCCGAGCACTACATCAAGGCGGACGACCGCTACCAGGACATGGTCAACAAGTACACCCAGGAGCTCCTGCCGCGGCTGCGCGCGGAGGTCCGGCGGTCCATCCGCGCTGGCGACCCGGGCCCGCTGCGCGCCGCACCTGCGCCCGCGGAGGGATAGCCCATGCCGGCCGACTCATACAGCGCGCGACTCCGGCTCCGGCTCCAGGCCACCGGCGGGAACACGAACACCTGGGGGTCGCTGCTCAACACGGCGGACATCCAACTGCTCGAGGACTCGGTCTGCGGCATGGCCACGATCATCGTGGCGGCCGGGGACGTCACGCTGTCGGCGAACAACGGCGCCACCGACCAAGCGCGCATGGCGATCCTCAACCTCACCGGCGTCCCCACCGGCCCGAAGAACATCAACGTCCCCGGGGTGAGCAAGAACTACACCGTCATCAACGCCACGGGGCAGGTGATGACCGTGCAGGTCTTCGGGGCTGGCGGCGCGACGGTAGCCATCCAGCCGGGCACCGCGCAGCTCGTCTACTGCGACGGCACGAACGTGGCGACCCCATCGGCTTTGGCGGCCGGGACCGTGGCAGACTCGGCTGAGCTCGGGGGCATCCCCGCGGCGAGCTACGCGCGCCTCGATATCTCGAACCTCTTCCTGGCGGCAGGGGCCTGGCAGTTCAACAACCTGGTCGACGGCGCGACGATCACCGCCAACCTGATGCTGTCGAACAACCACTACGTGCAGCTCGGGGGCAATCGCGCGCTGGTCCTCAACAATCCGGAGGACGGCCAGCGGCTCGAACTCTGGATTTCCCAGGACGCCACCGGCGGCCGCACGCTCACGTGGCCCGCGAATGTGCGCTTCGAGGCGGGGAGCTCTGGGATGCTCTCAGGCACGGCCAACGCGCTGGACCGCTTCCAGCTCACCTACAACCTCGCCCAGAACGTCTACATCGCGAGGCAGGGCCTCCAGTCCGCCGGCGCCGGTACCGTCGGAATCGTCATCGACAGCAACGAGGTGGCGCTCGACCTCTACACGCGCGCGGGCTCCCCTGCGGGCGCCGTGGTGGTCAACGTCACGGTAAACGCCGGCGTCACGATCACTGCGCCGGACGTCGGCACGCCGGCGATCGACATGAGGGGGTTCGCAGCCGGCTCGACCATCAACCTGGTCAACCTCGGCTACATCCTCGGCAAGGGCGGCCGCGGCGGAGACGGCGGAGAGATAGGCCAGGGCGGCAGCACCGCGACCGACTACTCGGCGGGCAAGCCGGGCATCAACGGCGGCACGGCGCTCCTCGCGCCGGGCGTAGGCATCACCGTCAACATCACCAACGCCAACGGCTACATCTGGGGCGGCGGCGGCGGTGGTGGTGGCGGCGGCGCTGCCATGGCTGGCGGTGGCGGCCAGTGCGGAAACGGCGGCGGCGGTGGCGGCGGCGCTGGCGGCGGAGATGCGGGGCTCGGCGGGACCTCCTGCAACACCGTCGGGAACAATGGCGCGAATGGCACCCCGGGAAGCACCGGCAGGCTGGGGGCTCTCGGAGCGGGCGGCGCCGGCAAGGGGACCACCCAGACCGCTGGCACTGGCACCGGCGGGGCCGGTGGCGACTGGGGATCCGGTGGCCAGGCGGGCGTCGCGGCGACGGGCGGCGGCAACGTCGTCCCCCCGGGCACCTCGACCTCTGGCGGCAAGGCCATCGACCTGAACGGCGGGGCGGTCAACCTCCTCTCCGGCGGCGGCGGCCCGAACATCAAGGGATTAATCGCGTGAAAATCAGAGAGTTGCAGAAGGGTCGGCGCAAGGAGACGCAGGATCAGATCGACGCCAGTTTGGCGGATCGCACGCCGCAGGAGTGGGCATTCCTCGCCGGGTTCATCGACGGAGAGGGCTGTATCGCCGTCTACGAGAACAAGGGTCGGTCTGGCTACATGCAGGTCAGCTTCAGCATTCGGGCCGCGAACTGCGACCCGCGCATCATCGAGTGGCTGAAGGACCGCTTCGGCGGCGGCACCACCAAGAGAGGCGGCGCGCGGGCTGGCAGTGGGCGCTGGCGTGAGGCTTACACGTGGTACGCGCTGAATCGCCGTGCGGCCACGATCATGCGAGCCATCAGGCCGTACACAGTGATCAAGGGCGAGCAGATCGACTTGGCGCTGAAGTTCAGAGAGACCTACGGGGCGGCACGCGACCCGGTCACCGGAAGGAACGGCTCAGTGCCAACGCACGTGCGCGCGGCCCGCGCAGTGCTGCTGGCGGACATTAAAGCCCTGAAACACCGAAGCTTCAACTGACATGGCAGGACCGCGACAAGCCAACCCGATCGACCTCAACATGCAGCCCGGGCTCTTCATGCAGAGCACCGTGCGGCTCGCGCTCGGTCGCTACACGGACGGCGACAACGTGCGCTGGTACCG